ATGGCAACCATACTTGAACGTGAGCGCAAAGACGGATCAACAGCCTATGTGGCACAGATCGTCATCAAAAAGAAGGGGCACAAACCGCACAGGGAAGCACGCACCTTTGACAAGCTAGCAGCAGCAAAAGCATGGGCCAAGAAACGCACTAAAGAACTGAAAGCTCCTAATGTCGATTTTTCTAAGATCGGTAACCGCAAGCGCCCGAAACTGCGCGATGCAATATCACGATACATTTCTGAGTACTCGGTGCAGATGGGCCGCACCAAAACCCAATGCCTCAATACCATTCTTGAATTCGATATTGCCGACATGGCGTGTGACGACATACGCAGCCACCATCTTGTAGAATTTGCGCGGGAACTCGGGATCACAAGAACTGCAGCGACGGTGTCTAACTACATGTCGCACCTCGGGGCGGTATTCACCCTTGCCCGACCAGCTTGGGATATCGCCCTTGACCCACAGGCGATGAAAGATGCATTTGTCGTCTGCAATCGGCTCGGGATTACCGGAAAAGCTCATCGCAGAGACCGCAGGCCGACGATCAGCGAAATCAATCGGCTGATGGAGTATTTCGACGAACGGTGCGAACGCTATCCAGACTCGATCCCCATGCATCGCATTACCGGCTTCGCGATATTCTCAACGCGTAGACAAGAGGAAATCGCACGGATCGAATGGGACGGTTTGATGAAATCAGCCAAGCGTGTTCTGGTGAAAGACCTCAAGCACCCTGGAAAGAAGAAAGGCAATGACGTCTATTGCGACCTACCGGACCCAGCATTTTCAATCGCCGAGGCTATGCCAAAGTCTGAGGTTCAGGTTTTCCCCTTCAACCACCGCACCATCAGTTCGCACTTTACCAGAGCGTGTAAGTTTCTTGAGATTGAGAACTTGAGATTTCATGACCTACGTCATGATGGAATATCTCGCCTGTTCGAAATGGGACTGACGATCCCGCAGGTGGCAGCTGTGTCAGGCCACAGATCGTGGCAGTCCCTACAGAGGTATACACACATTGAAGAAAGCGGCGACAAATATGAGAATTGGGAGTGGGTCGAAAGGATCATCCAGACGGTGAAGTAACAGATGCGAGTTAAAGACTTCCCCCTGCCAACAGTAGAAATTCAATGCGATTATTGCGGCCGATTTGGACGCTATAGCAAGGTGCGTTTCCTAGAGATCGTGGGCGAAGACACCGAACTTCCGCAAGCGCTGGCGGTCATTGCGCAAGATTGCCCAGAACAGCGGGTGACAGTCGATAACATGCAAGGAAAGTGTCGCCCATTTTACCCGCAGGATTGGTGGCGATAGCTTCACTTTTTTGTGCAATTTTGTGCACTTTATCCTTGTTGTTTCGTGCTAAAAATTGTATAAATAAAACATGACAAAAAGACGCGACATCATCAAAGCATTGGAAGCGGCAGGGTTCGTCAGCCAAGGCGGAACTAACCATGAGAAATTCCAGCACAAAGACGGACGAACGACAATTGTCGGACGCCACAAAGAAATACCGCTGCCAACCGCTCGGTTGATCGCAAAACAAGCAAATGTGAAGTTGCCGAAATAGGATCAGACATGCCCAAATCAGTTACAAGAGAAACTGTTCTTTACCCCATGGTACTACATCGCGAAGGCGATACTTGGGGATACTTCAGCCCAGAATTCGGCGGCGGCGGCGCGGCCACTCAAGGCGACGCGATTGCAAGCGCTCAAGAAATGATCGAAGCGGAAATCGCGGAATTGGTCGAAACAGGTAAACCCCTGCCAAAGGCCACCCCAATCGAGGCACTGGACCCCGAAGAAGGTCAGATAATCGCTTTACCATTCACCGTTAGTAACGCCGCTGAGAGAATTTGGCTTACACTGCCAAAGACGCTTCTCAATCGCGTCGACGCTGTAACTGAAAACAGATCAGCTTTCTTTGCCGAACTTGCGCGGGAAAGACTGGCCGGTCAATAACCGGCTCCTAATTGTGTAGTTCACCGCTACAGAAAAGCTCATGCAGCAACTCAACAACACGGTACGTCCGCTCGTCTGCAATACGGTAGTAAATTGCTTTACCTTCACGCCGACCTTCAATCAGCCCTTCTAAGCGCAGCCTAGCAATCTGCTGTGACGCAGCTGATTGCCTGAAAGAAAATTCCTCACTGATTTCAGTAACGGTCTTTTCGCCGATCATGAGGGAGCAGAGGATATTCAATCGCCCATTGTGAGCCATGGCCTTCAAGAAGTTTGTGGCGTCCGTTTTGTGACTCATCAATTCGCGCAAGGCGATGCTCCCAATTGTGAACTGGTTCGGACGATCTTTTGACAGTTTATGTTCAACCTTAAATCTCAAGAAATTCTGCCCAGTTTAAATGATCGACACGGCCCCCATACTCTCGTCGATGAAGCTCGGAATCCGCTTCATTTTCTTTCGATCCGTACAACACAGTCGCTCAATTGGAAATTTCAATCCAACAAGAGGATTGTACAGCTACAGGCACGCCAGCTTAGATGCCGGGTACGAATGGTACATCACAGGCAGCCAAGGCTGATATGAGGGATAGTAGCAATAAAAGTCGCAACATGGTTCTGTCTTTCTTCAATGTTGACTACCAACAAATATTTCAGTCTCAATCCTTTATACGAGGTAAAATCATAGTATGGGCCTATCAAAATATAGCCCATCGGCGCTTCGGATATCTGTTACGTGACTGAACCTGCCCTCGCCAATACATCATAAGCTCACGTCAGCAATCGATGAATATCGACGCGGGGCGGGCTTGCGCGATGTACCATGATGAGCATGTGCGCAACGTCAAAGCATCTGTGATCCAGTGCGACGGAATCTGGTCGTTCACCTACGCCAAACAAAAGAGCATAAAGACAGCTACAGCGGCACCGGAGGGCGCGGGCGACACTTGGACTTGGACAGCCATCGACAGCGGCAGTAAGTTGATCGTGTCCTACATGGTCGGTGGTCGCGACAGCGAATATGCAATCGGATTTATGGACGATCTGCACGACTGTCTGACGAACCGGGCGCCACTGACCACAGACGGTCACAAGGCGTATCTGGAAGCCGTGGAAGGCGCATTCGGTGGTGACGTGGACTATGCTCAGCTAGTCAAGCTGTATGGCAATGCACCGGGGTCAAGAAGCGTACCGTTGAAGGGCGGCCCGACAAGGCCCTAATCAGTATGTCACATGTCGAGCGTCAGAACCCCACCATGCGTATGCACATGCGCCGCTTCACTCGCCTAACAAATGGTTTCAGCAAGAAGGTTGAAAACCACATGCATGCCGTAGCGCTCTTTATTGTGAACTTGTAATCAGGCCCAGGAAACGTCCTTCGTGGAAACAGTAACTGTTTCGCCTTCGACATCGATCCTCAAGTAGTCATCGGGAATTCCGGGAGAGATGGCAATTGCCTTGCCCATTTTTCCGACATGCAATCCCTTCTCAATCCGAAGGTAACGCCCGTCTTGGACCGCCATCAACGCACTTTCGTTGCTAATCATTTTGCTTCGCGCTCCCTATTTTGCGTCTTCGTCACGCAGATAAACGTCTATGCTAGGTCGACCGATACCATAATGGTCTGGTGTCTTTTCCCAACTCTTGATGGGCCTTCCACCGTACCAATGACCATACGATAGGATTCGCTCTAACTCCCTCGCATCTTCGGCGCTATCCAAGAACACCCGCACGCCGAACGGTTCTTGGTGAATCTGGGATTGGTGAATTTGCGCCATTCCTGATCGCTCCTATTTGTCGTCTACAATTTCAGCGCCGCGGAACAGATTGTCCAGAAACGCCACCATCTCCTCATCACTGAGCGGCGCATTTACTTGACAGTACCCCTCATTGTACCGGGCGTTCATCTTAGGCCGAAGCATACGGATGGCCCTGATTTCGACAGCCTCGGCACGCTTGCGCGTTGCATACTTCCTGACCTTTCGACGCGCCATCAACGGATGCCATCTCGACTTGCTCCTGTGGAAGTAAAAGCGGTTTCGCAGATCCTCGGTGATCCCGATATAGAGCAATTGGCCAAGACCATCATATGCCCTATACAACACAGTCATTCTCGATCCTTCGGAATACCGTGCCAATGATCGGGTTTGTCGCGTTGCGCAGTCTCAACGTACTTAATCACAAGATCACGCACCCAAGACGTTTTCATTTCATGATCATCGGGCAGGCCAAGAATTTTCTTGGCTAGTTCGACGATCTCAGATGGCTTGCGCTTTGGCTTTTCGTGCCACAGCCGAATGATCGCGTCTGCCTGTTCCTCGGTATAGGTGGCCACGGTTCGCGGTCTGCCGGTGAGCTGCACCGCCTCAGTCTCAACCCCACGCGGCTTGATTTTGCGGAACTCACCAAAATGCTTCTTGGAACTGAGCGGGAACGGATCGTGCCCCACTACCTGAAACATTAGCTGGCCGTCGCAAGCATCATAGAGATCTTTGTACTCAGCGGCCTTCAATATCGACGGCTGAGCCATCATTAGCGTGTCCTTAGGACGAAAAACAAATCCAGCCAAGTCGATCAACACAGACAAGTCGCGAGGGTATTGCAACACCCTCTCTGCCCCTGCCGTGCGGAGTATGGCCTCTTGGCCCACAGTTCCGAATCCGATGACCACAAAGGGTTTTGTGTCTGAGTTTTCTACGGTTTTCAAGTTTTCTACACTTTTCACTTGTTTCAGTAGAAAACTATTTATAGATTGTAGAAAAGTAAAGTGTAGAAAACAAAAGGGAACGACGACATGCCTAGATCGGAAGTTTGCAAGAACTGTTGTCCTAAGGGCGGCGCGCTATTCCAAGAGGATTTTGGTCGCTACCCGCATGTCAAAACAAAAGAATGGATGGAAGAACCGGCATGGGTAAAAGTCTGCGCGAACTGCGGCCACTATAAACTGAAGCGCAAATCACCTGTACGTCTGTCGTTTGACGATATTATTGCCCTGCCGGACGACTCCAAGCTTCGCAACAAACGCGAACGCGCTATTTTCCATGCGTTTGCAGAGGCTGGGGCGTGGGTGCAATACCAGTCTATTTGCAAGGCGTATGAAGAGGAGTGCCGCAAGCGCGGCATCGAAAAGTTCCCGATCTTGATGCACTGGGCATACAACACGTTTCACTATGACAAGTTAGCGACCCACTTCCGGAAAATGCCTGCGCGCGAGATCAACCACCACATTCACAGCATGAAATCCGACGCAGAACGGGCACAGGCGATGTGGGCGAAAGATTTTTTGGCTCGTGAGGCAGCGTGATGCATGCACGAACAAATATCGATGGCACTGTCACCTTAAAAACAGAGGATGGTCGTAGATTCATCGTGGCCGAGGCTGATGGCACATTCACAGTCGAAAGCATGGACGGGGAAGTGATCTTGCATCCGATTTCTCGCACGAAATTCGAAATCGACACACCGTTAACTTAAAGGAACGCGAATGTTTCGAGACTTCCAAAATGAAGTGAAAGAATGGACGCTTGAAGCGTTCGGCGAAGCCATCACCGCCGACAAGGTGGAACGCAATTATCGCTTTCTTGAAGAAAGCCTTGAACTGGTGCAGGCCCTTGGATGCACCAAAGACGAGGCCCACCAATTGGTTGAATACGTCTTTGGCCGAGACGCCGGCGAGCCAGTTCAAGAGGTTGGTGGAACCATGCTGACACTGGCAGCGCTGTGCAACGCCAATGCTATCGGCATGACGCCCGCCGCCGAACTGGAACTGAATCGCGTATGGGGAAAGATCGAACAGATTCGCGCCAGACAGGCAGCGAAACCCAAGCACTCACCCCTACCACAATAAGGAACAGCACATGGATATCCAATCTCACATTGCCGATGAAGACCGCCAAGAAGCGAAGGAATGGGGAATGCGCGCCGGAAATTCCGGCCTCTCCGTGTCTGTTTGCCCCTACGCGAAATCTGACCCGCTCCGCGCCGATTGGATGCACGCCTACACCCAAGCAACAAACCAGAGAATTAGCCACGGCGGCGCATCGCCGTTTTAACATCACAAAAAGGAGCGAAAATGGCCAAGGTTTTGATTGGATGTGAAACAAGCGGAATTGTTCGTGAGGCTTTTTTATCCATGGGACACGATGCGTGGTCCTGCGATATTCTTTCAAGTGACACCCCGACAAACCGCCATATCCAAGACGACATTCGCAACGTCATGAACGACGAATGGGACTTGATGGCCGTTATGCACCCGCCCTGCACTCGTCTATGCAACAGTGGAGTGCGTTGGTTGTCAAAGGCCCCGGAAGGACGCACGCTTGAAGACATGTGGCGCGAACTGGACGAAGGCGCAGAGCTGTTTTCCGAAGTCTGGAACGTTGCACATATCCCTTGCGTAGCTGTCGAAAACCCCGTGATGCACCGCCACGCGAAAGAACGGATTCGCAACTATGAGAAGCCGACGCAAACCGTCCAGCCTTGGCAGTTCGCAACCGATGAAATGGGCCCAGACAATGAGCGCAAACGCACCTGCTTTTGGCTTCGCAGTCTGCCTGCATTGAGCCCTACAGGAACGCTCGACGGAACTTCAGCGCGCGATAGCGTATTCAAGGCAAGCCCCGGCGCTGATCGCTGGAAGGTCCGGTCTAAGTTTTTTCCCGGCATCGCCGCCGCCATGGCGAAGCAATGGGGCGACGCAGCGCAACAGCAACTCTTAGCAGCCGCATAAAGGAACTTATATCAGGCTAGTCCGAACCTCGCGGTTAGAGATTATCAGTTCTTTAGCGTCTGTCGCGATACTCTTCGAAACCGAGTATTTGAGTGTGACCGGCTCCAAGTTGAATTCCGAAAAACAGTCTCGGATTTCTTCCACATCATTGATCGACAGAATGAAAGCACCCTTGATGCCCGACAATGCGTCAGCCAGGCGCGCAAAGTCGGCCCGCTCAAACATCTTTTTTCCATAGTCGGCCTCACCACCCCAGTAAGGCGGATCAAGGTAGAACAACGTGCCTTCAGTGTCCCAGCGTGAAACTACGTCTTCCCATGGCAGGTTCTCGAACACGACACCATCAAGGCGCTGATGCGCTGCGTCCAGAATGGGTTCAAGCTTGGCAATGCTAAACCGGGGCGCTGTGCCCGGCGACACGCCGAACACACCACGGACTTGCCCACCAAAAGCGAGGCGCTGCAGATAAAGGAACCGCGCCGCCCTTTCCAGATCGGTCAAGGTCTGAGGATCGCTGTAGCGCAATCTCTCGAATTCGCGACGAGATGCGACCTGAAACCGCATCATTTCTAAGAACTGAGGAAAGTGGCGTTGCAGAATGCGAAACAGATTGGTGATCTCACCGTTCAAATCGTTGGCAACCTCGCAGGTCGGTTTCCATGTTCTGCGAAGAAAAACACCGCCCATCCCCACAAATGGCTCAACGTAGGTGTCGTGTTTGATCCGATCAATCCGATCAATGATCGCCTTGTGCAGCATCTTCTTTCCGCCCAACCAAGGTGCAACTGGGGCGGCGGGTGAAACTTTTATCATTGTCGTCATGGTTGATTCCAGAGTAAGTAACACCCGCTCTCGCGCGAGAGTCGGGCGACGTTTCTGGACTTAGTGCGTCGGCACAGCCGGTTTGAACATGTGGCTGCGTGGTTGCGGTGTTAGCCCACCGCGACCCCCGTCAATTCGGGGCCTGACTAATTGGAAAACCAATTTTAATTGGTTAACCCTCCGCAAGCGCGTCAAACGCCGCCTGTGCCTCTGTGCGGAACGCCTCTAATGCAGCTTGCAGCTCGTCATCGGTGGCAGCGGCCTTGACGGCGGCTCGACCGGAAGCGCGAAGAGCTCCAGCCTGACCGATATGGCCGTGAAACGCGGTGCCTTTGGCGGCGATTTTCTCGGCCAGCTCTTCAGCCGTGATACCACCGCCCACCGCTTCCGTTTCAATAAGCGTGGTCTGAGCATCTGTGGCGGTGTCCGTCAGGAAAGCTGCTGCAGCCGCGCCCTTCGCAGGCCACGTGTCCCGTTCCTCGGGTGTGGCGCGCTCAAGCAGCACGCTCAGGTAACTTGCGTGCGTGGCATTCACCTCGGCCAACGCTTCTGCCTTGGCATCCTCAAATGGGATGACAGGGCCAGCAGGCGTCGCGAAAGATTGGCCGTCATACATATCATTGATACGCACATCAGCAGCAGCCTCGACCCAACCGTCCGGGATGGGCGCGTCATCCTCAATCTTGGCTAAATTTGAAACAGAACCATTGGTGATTTCAGCGACCTTTTTCATCCGTAATACTCCGTGACAACCACAATTCCGTCAGCGCCGCCTTTCCCAGGGGTAAGTAGAACATTGGTTCCAATACTACGGCGTGTGCCGCCCGCGCCTCCGGTGCCGGGAACTGTGGCATCTTGCCCGTCTCCTGAACCATCATTCGCGAGCGAGTCAGATGACCCGAAAATGGACCCACCCGGCGTTTTTGGAAAATTTCGGCCATTGTTGGCAGCATCCCAGTACTGAATGCCGGGAGAGCCGCGATAATTGATGTCCCCACCTGACGCTATTGCTGTTGATCCAACAACAGTGTTCGTGCCACCCGGGGCGGTCAGGTCTCCAAACTTGGTCAAGCCGCCAGAGCCACCATGTGTTCCGGGAGTATCGCCGCCATCACCACCCAAACCGATTGTATAGGTGAACTCCTGCTCTGGGGCGGGTGTCAGCCATGCTTCAAACCCGGCACCGCTTCCACCCGGATGGCCAAAGCGGCCTTCCCCGCTTGAAGCGTTCGACGGTGCTTCACCTCCTGCACCGCCACCGACGCCTTTTACGTAAATAGCTTTGCAGCCTTCTGGTGTGACATAGGTGGCGTTTGCGCCCGAGGATAGAATTGTAACTGTTGGCGGCTTCGACAGTGCTTCAATCACTGCTGGGTCCAAAGCAAATGAACGATCTGCGCTCAGATCGCCGCCGCCGATCAGGCCGTAACCTGCGCTCAACCTCCGTTGAGCCGACACATAGGCGTCTGTGCCCTGCACCCGAAGGACAAGGTTCTGAAGATCAGAAAACAGGACATGGATCCGGAGCAGCGCTGAGACGGTGTCTTTCGGCTTGTTCACCGGTGGGTCATAATGTGCGACGGCGATCATGTCGCCTTCAGTGTCAAACAGGCCGGTTTCCCGGATGATAAAGGGACCTTCCTCGACATCAAGCAGAATGTCGAAAAATGCGGTATTGAGTGCCTCTGCAACGGTGCCTCTGCTTTGCACCGCTTTGCGCCCCTGTTCGTTCTGCAAGCTGGTCTCATTCCCGCCGGGAATGCGGTCGCCATCGCCCCAAGCGATTGCGGCGATGCTGAGCGGCGTGCCGTTGGCCAGAGCTTCGGCCTCTTTGTTGCGCCCGGTTTGGGTCATGATGGCAAACTGAGCCATGTGTACGGTTCCTTTATGAGTATTCGACCAATGGGTCTTTCGTACCCGAGGGTCATTGGGTGTTTCAGGTCACCATCCTCTGCACGCTTTCGCCTTGCTCATTGCAACGCTGGCAAGCTTGGCGGCTTTCGAAACAGCAATGCGGGCAGAAGTTAACGCTTGCTAGATGAAACGTAGAGGTGCGCGATCCAGCCAACAGGGCATTGGATCATCTTCATGGCGGTCAAGCCATTGCGAGAGCAACCACACCTTATGGAATGCCACGGTGATCATTTGACCGCCCTGCCCTCACCTTGTCATACCATTCCGCGCACAGGTTCACACGGGCATGTTGCGAAGTCAGCGCGGCATCAGTCTTCAAGAGCGCAGCACCACGTCCGTCACCCAGCTGAACACCGCTACGAACCTTTTCACGGCAGACAGAAGGGTATTCAGGCAAATTGTTTTGAGCGCGGATTTCGCCTACCCGCCGACCCGCGTCCTGGACCTGTTCAAACTCAGTTCGCCCGCAAGCGGCCAAAAAGATCGGCATCCACAATGCCATCATGACTATTTTCGGTTTCACGCTCATACGCCTCCAAATCCAATATCGCCCGCAGTCGCTCGCCGTCTGCGACTTGGATTTTCTCCTGCAGGTGATTGTTTGCCTCATTCCCGACCGCGATTTGTGCGCGTAGCGCTTGAAGCTCGGCTGCAGTGACCGAAAGATTATACTCCTGTCCACACTGCAGTATTGCTTGCTCGCGCGCCCGCTTTGCAACCGCCGAACGATCCAGGACAAACGCAGCCCCCAACGCGGCCACAACGACCACGCCAACCACGATCCGATTAACCATTGATGCGCCCCTTCCCTTTCCACTGGACGGTTGCCCAATCCATGCCGTGCGAAGCTGCCAACCACGCAAAGACGGCAGGAGCGGCATAGCGGACCATTTCTTTTGCGAAGAGCGCTTCGACGCCCAAGGCATCCAATACGGACACCACGACCGCCGCTGAAAGCCAGATCAGGAACAGGAACCACGCGCTTTCGCGCTTGCCGGTGTCACCGCCGATCACCTTGTTTTTGAACCACTCAAACACGGCGCACCCCCATTACAACCGGGCGAACTGGAAGTGCATCCAATCCGCGCCCCACGCATAGCCTGCAGGCGTGCCGCCGTGCGCCATGACGATGTTCCAAAACGGCTCATAGTCGGGATGGGCGAATTGCGCCCTGTCGGCCCCCCAGCGCAGCTGGTTTTTCGCCGGGTTCAGATCGAGTGCCGCGCCATACGCGTGCGTGGACAAGGTATTTCCGCCGCGCTTCTTTCTGTGATTGAAGCACCCGCCGTAGATATTGAGGTTCAAACGCCCAATATCCGCCTGACCGTAATGCTTTACGGCATGCCGGAAGATGTCCCTGAAGGGGCGTGCAAGCTTTTCGTGGCAGAAGAAACGACGAATGACCTGCTGCTTGTTCCAAGCCAGCAACATCGGGAACGGCAGCGCGACTTCACCAGCCGTGCACTGAGGCCCGCCCGCTGCCCCATAGAACGTGTGCATATCCGATTGACGCGGGTATAGCGCCTGATTTGCGTGCGTTCGCGCGCCCTTAAGCTGAACAGTTGGAACGGACGAAGAAACGCCGGCCTTTTTGCTGCGCCACGCAATCAGGGCTTCTGATGTGTTGTGGCCGACATAACCATCGATAGGCCCCGGCTCGAACCCGCCCGCGTGCAGAACAGCTTGCGCAGCCCCGATCAGACGGCGACGGCGCGACCATTTGTCGGGCGGCTTCCGGTAAGACCGTGCGTGCAGCTTTTCGACAGCGACAACAGCTGAATAGGTCTTTGGACCTGCCGTGCCGTCAATTGCGCCTTTGTAGTAGCCAGCATCAGCCAGCACTAATTGGATGTCCGACACGTTCATGTCACACCTCAAGAGTTTGATTTTCTGTTGGGTTTACAGCCCGATCCTGACAGTCATCCGTCGCGACTGGAGCCACACGGCAACGGCTATTCGAACAAGTAGATAAGAATGAAAGTGATCACTATCGCCAACCAGAGAGCCGCCGAAGTAGACCACCTGATGGATTTATATAGTCGCGACCGAACTATGCGCTTGAAGAAGCAATACGTCTGAAACAAGCGGATCATTTGTTGGCCCTCCGCATCCAGCGCAAGAACCAGTCCATAACCACTTCGCGTGACTCAGTGATGATTGAGTGCGCAGCCCAACCCAACAGGAATGACACAATCAACAAGCCGCCCGGGCCAGCTTCGAACTTGATCAAAGATAACAGAAATGGCCCACCAAATGTGCCCGCGACAGTGTTGAAAACCACGATCATGATGGCCTTCTTAGGCTGCCATCCATCCAATTCCAGAACCGCCACGATCGCACCCAGCAGGGCAATTAGAAGGAATTGCCACCCCGAACCCTGAGCGACCAGCCATGAACCGGCCACGGCAAAAATACCCGCTGACGCGGATCCGATAACTTCCATTTTCATTTTTGGATTTCTCTCTAGATTTCAGTCACTGCCCGCCCGCCGCAACAACAGCGCCGGAAATTTATTTCTCTGCCCTCAACTTTCCTGAGATGGAGGTGCGAAACCCACTTGCCTTAGTGTATTGATGGGTCACGCGATCCAAAATGAACTCAATACCATCCACAAACGGGTGAACCCCAGCAAAAATCAAAGGTTGACCTGCCAGAAGATCGGGCCGACCACTCACCCCGCAGGTCATTAACGTGGCCCCGCGCAGCATCTCGCGCGCGACTGACTTAGCCGCAGCCTCGGCCTCTTCCTTGGAGGCGTAGGGCCACTTCAAGACGTGTTCACCCGTGGCACTATCATCCCCCGGAACCACAACCGGACGGCGCTGCGCCCCATTTCTGTCATGCCAATATGCCTTGACGGTTTTGAACCGATCCACGTCCGTCTCTGAAACCTTGCAGCTTCCGGTAATCAGCGTTTCCGGGCTGATAACAGCCGGTCCAATCGTTGCACCGCTTGCCGTTTTGCCAGCCCCGCGCTCCAACCACAAAAGCAGACCGTTCTTGATACTGAATAGCGCACCGTGGCGCAGGGCCAGTCGATCCAGAAAGGACAAATCGGATTCATCCTGCTGGCCGATCCACGGGTAAACGTAACTCGACACAGCGTCTGCGATCTTAGTTTCCAACCCGTACTCGCCCGCGATCCCGCTGACGATGCTCTTGATACTGGAACTATCCCAATGCCTTGATTTACCCGCCTTCATTTCAGAACGCAGGTCCGCCGAATGACCTTTAACCGTGATCGTGTTCGGCAGGCAGGAGCGCGTGACGCTGTTTATGATGAAGTTGCCGAGGAACGTGACCAAGACCCCTATCGTCACCACAACCGATACCGCTGCACCCCGTCGTGGCGGGGCGACATGCGGTTGGCCATCGCTCAACGTCATCGTCAACGAATCCGACTGGATGCCTTCATTATCCGTGATACTCAAGCTGATCAGCCTGGAATCAATGATTGAGCCAACCGGCTTGCCATCAACGGTGATTGCAACAATCGGTCGTATCATTAGTCCCAGAGCCTCACGGATTGCGTGGTAAGGGATTGCAGGTTCAGATCAGGCAGGACAATTGACGCCCCGCGTGGTAACCGGTGCGCCACATCCTTGAGCGTCGGGTTGGCCTCCAAGACACGCTCAACCGCTCCGGCCTGTCGCCCGTATTCTCGCTGGCAAATCAGGTCCAGCGCCTCACCTTCCCCGGTCGTGTAGGTTCTTGCCATCTACAGCGCCCCCAGTATTGACAGCAGCGACAGGCCGCTGCCCTTTCGCTTCAGTTCGATGGAATAGGCATTGCGACCGGGCGTACCAGAACGGTCATGAAACGCCCGATCTTCGTCAATTTTCTGGACGGCATGGCTTCCAAAAACCGCGCCGCCCAATGACACCAGCATCAGCGGTATGCCGTTTTTTGCTGCCAGTCGAAGTCCCTCCAACGTGCCAAGCCCGCCGAATTCCCTTGGAAACAGGACGCCTTTGATCGTTACGGTTTCCGACCGTGGGCCGGTCCATTGCAGTTCATTGAACCCGCCCACGGTTTCCAGTTCAGCCCAAGTCACATCCGTTGATCGCCCAAGATTGGTGTATCCAAAGCCATGCGACTCGAAGAGGAACGGCCCCAACGCCAGCGTTACAGGTCCAGCCATTCAAATAGCCTCCTAACCATCAGAAAAACTTGCCGAAAGCGTTGCCGACAACCGTTCGCCAAGCCTGTCCTCCATTACATCCACCAACCCTTCGGGATCGGAGACGCCAGAAGGTGCCGTGACCTCAAAACGTTCAATATGAATACTCACACCGCCCCCCAAACCGGTCGCACCCCGACCACCAAGCGAACCCGCAGCTGACGAAGCCGCGCTCTTCGCGCCCCGCGCCAGACTGTTCATCTGGACCAGCTGCGAATGCGTGGCGACATAGGAGTCCCGGCTGGCAAAGATCGGTTCAGGACCGCGCTCACCCGCCATGTACGAGTGAAAGGCCCGCATCCGACCACCAAGCGAACGTGCGCCAGTGACCGGCGTGACTTCCCGACCGTAGCCCAGTGATTGACCGCGCCGAACAGCTGCGGCCCGCTCAGCGGGATCGGATGACGAACCGCTTGCCGAACCGCCAAACAATCCAAAACCGGAAAGGTCGAACTTGGGAACGATCGCAGACCAATCCCAAACCGGCAGAAGATCGGCCCATTCAAAACCGAACCAGTTTTCCCAGCCGATACCCGGAATGAAGATCGACCAAGGCAGCAGTGCCAGACCGATTGCCTTCCATGAAAACACACCGATCTTCGCCGCCAGCCCCTTCCAGTCGATATCGGGTATCCATTCACGCCACGGCAGTTCGCTAAGGCCAAGATACTTCCATGCGAACATGCCAATCTCTGCCGCCATAACAGCCCAACCGATCACCGGAATCAGGCGCAACGCCCCCCGGGCAAACCACTTGAGCGGCGTGATCAGACGCCCCCACCCACGCGCGTTCATGCCGAACTTACCCGACCGGGAAGCAAGCCCACCCCACGATACTGCAGGCAGAAGGCTTGCGCCCCAGCGCACTGGCGAGATCAGCGAGGCAAGCCGAAAGCGCGGCATCCGACCGAGCATTCGGAAACGCCCGCCCAACCGCGTCAGACTACCGCCCGCGAAGATCGCCCGAGCGCCCAGACCGACCAAGCCAAATCTGAGAACAGCCAGAGACCCGATAAGACCCGCAGCTGCTGTCAGCATTACGCCACCGGCAACCGCCATAGCACCAAGGGTGAGACCGCCAACCAGCAACCACTTTGTCAACTTCGGATGCTCTTTGATCCAATCAGTTGTCGCGCCGATCAGTTCCCGCGTCAGAACAAGCAACTCATTGTAGAGCGGCAAAATGGTTTCACCGGCCACCGTCTTGAGCCGTTTCCACTCATTCCCGGCCAGTTGTTCATTGTTCTCGGTTGTTTTGGCGCGCTCTTGATATTCCCGCTCCACGCTGCCCAAAAACTCGCGCTCATCCGCCACAAGCCCCAAAGCTTCGCGCAATAGGTCCAAGTTGGTCAGCAGCGGCGCAATCGCCCGCGCCTCATCACCGAAGATGTCTGACGATGCAGACGCCCTCAGATGCTCAGGTAGCTGGGCAATACGCTCGAACACATCAATGGTTGTGCCCACGGCGTCCTGCTGCAGCCGCTTCGCTACATCCTCGGGGTTCAGACCGATGCTCTTGAACGCGGCGCTCTGGCGCTTGGTAGCCCCTGCACCGCGCGCCAAGGCCCGTCCCGTATTCCTGAATGATGTCGCCGCTACATCAGGCTGCGCACCCGCCGCGATCATGGCCGAACCAAAGGCCAGCGTCTCAGACGGCGCGAAACCGTACTGCGTGCCAGACGCACCCGTGCGCGAAATGAAGTCCAGCACATCCGGTGCGGTCGAAGCCATGTTGTTCGACAGATGGTTGATACCATCGAACAGCACGCCCGTTTCATCCAGCGTCAGGCTCAGAGCGGTCCTGATCTTGGCCATGGCCGTGCCGGACCTTTCGGCGGCGATATCGAAGGCAACGCCAACCTTGGACGCCCGCTCGGCGAACGGCAGCAGTTCGTCATTCGCGAAACCCGACTGCCCGCCCGCCGCAACGATGTCGGCGATGTCCTCAGCCAGCATCGGAATATCAGTGGACAAATCCAGAATGCCCGCCTTCATCCGCGCTTCATCAGCCGGGCTGCTGAAATCCACGACTTTGCGGATCTCGGACATCGCCGTTTCAATCGTCTTGGCCTCATCCAGAGGATCGGACAGCGCTGTTACGATCCGACGCCCGGTCTGCTGAGATGCGCCACCCACGAAGCTAAGGTTTGCGGCGCGCGCCAAGTCGCGATCCATACGCTCACGACCTGCAGCGATACGCTGCTGCATCTGGTCCAGTCGGCGCATCTTTTCCATACGACGGTCAAACGCAGAAGTCCCGCGATCCAGCGCCGTTGCCAGACGACGTTCATCAGACACCAGATCGTTGGTGTCTACACCTGCGCCACGCAGCTGGTTGCGCAAACCGCCCAACTGCTCGCGATTGCGGTTGTGCGATTTTGCCAAACGGTCGGCAGTTTTGCGGGCCGCATCAAACTCACGACGCAGCTTTTTTGTCGGGTTCTTTGTGGCCCGAATTTCAGCCTTCAACTGACGAACGCGCTCCTGCGCGCGCGACAGGGCGTTGGCCGATTTCTCAACTGCGTCCCGCTTTTTCTTGAAATCTTCAATGAGCTTGAGTGGGCCACGGATGCCTTGCAGCCGTCCAAGCTCAGTCCGAACGCCATCTGCAAAACGCCCAGTGACCGTCTGCATTTTCCGAACGTCGGCAGAATACTTGTCCACCGCACGGATGGTCAGCTGCGTTTCTATGCGTTTGGTCGCCATTTCCCGCCGTTCACCTTGAAAATGTTGAGGAAAACACCCATCTTAGGTGCATGGATATCTTTGCGATGATCTTCGCCGTTCTGATGATCGCCGCCGCTATTGCGGCGACGGTCTTTCTCGCTGTGTTTGCCGTTGGCATTTGGGGCGCACTGGCCTTTGCAGCGCTGCTGATCCTGATGTATCGTGCATTCACGCATCAAAGCGGCCCCGACCGCCCAATGAGGCGCGAGACCCTGAACGCTTTCCAGCGCCCGCTGTCCGAAGACTGAACTCACTCGAATTTCAAACGGGTCGCATCCCAAACCTTGTGCGCAGCCTGATGCCACTTGTCGAACTCGGTTTGCTTCATCGCCAATACCTGCGGCAGGGGCGTTGAGAAAACCTTGGCGACAAAGCCAGCGGCGAAACGAAGCTCGGCTACGACTTCGCCTTGGCTCCGTTTCCCGACGACTTACCAGCCCGAGATTTCATCTGGGCCTTCATATGCGCCTGATAGGGTCCAAGCACCCTTTCTTCGACCTGCAGGTAATCCTGATTTTTGATTTTCAGGATCACCGCCCGGTCGACACCAGCCATCCCCGCCAGCAAAAGAACGGATTGCTCAGCCGGTTTCTCAGCCTCTTCGACGGCGATGTTGGTGCCAAAGTCAGGTTCGTCAAACACCAGCTTGGTGAAAGTTTCTTCATCGACTGTGATCGGTCGTTTCAGTGTGATTTCGACAGGAAAGTCCATGGTTCTACCTTTTAGTTCAGCAGCAGGGCTGCATTGATGTCACCGGTCTGGCTTTCGCCGCCGACCGAATAGTTGAAGTCGTCAAACTCGAACATCTCTTGATTGTCGATTTCCAGTTTGCCGTAGTTCTGAGCGACCATGCACTTCAGTTCTGCAGGATCACCCGGCTTCCAGCTGCCCGCGTCCGGTGAAATCAGGCGACCGCGCACGGTGTAAACCGCGCTGTGAGTGGTGCCGTCTTCATCAACCAGAGCGCCCGTCACCATGAACGGATGCTCGGTGCCGGGCTTGCCGGTCATCAGCTTGATGGTGGCAGGATCGAACGCCTTCATGGTGAATTCGAGATCGTCAACCTCGTACCCCATCGCAGCCTTGCGTTCTTTGATCATGCCGCCGTTACGGAAGGATTCCGGTTTCTCTTTCGGCATCGAAATACCGACTTCGGAAAACTGCCCCAGCTTCTGGTCATTGTTTGCCCAAAGCATGCAGTTCCGCAGAATAAATGCGGGTGTGCTTTTCATGTGTGTCTCCAATCTCAAACACGTTGACAAACGGATGCACCGCCGGTGCATCCGCTAAGTGGGTTTGTCGCTACTGTGGAGCTTACGAGGCCGCGCTCAGCGCGTCCTTGGTGACTTCCAGATAGTAGTTGATATTCCGGTGCACCAAGAACCGGATATCCTCCATCGGCGCGGGCGGCTCGAAATCCACGCTCAGCGTGATCTTGCCCCCGGCCAACTGCGTCGGATCGTTCAGCGCCTCATCAATCCAGACGCGACCGCCCAGAATTGCACCAAACGCTTTGAAGTTGCGCATCGCGGCGTTGCCACTCTCGACCATCAGCTTGACGTTGGCCGCAGAGAACGGCTTGTCCACGAATTCCAGATAGGCTTCCAGCAAGGCCTCATTGATGAAGTCTGCCGTGCGGCGAACCGCAAGGAACACCCACAGATCATCGGATGTCGCCGCACGGTTGCCCCAAGTTATGAAGCCCGAACCAAGGTTGACAATGGTTCCAACGTGGTTTTCGTTCAAATAGTCCGACTGTAGCCCGTAAGCGATTGCCCGCGTCGCACCACCGATGCCGTTGATCGGCTTGTTCGACAGCGAGTGCCAGAACCCCAGTTCAGTGTCCACGCGCGCCTGCACACCTGCGAAGCGGGCCGAAGCGGGCCGCGAAACATAATCGCTGATATTTGTGTCCCAGATCAGCACCTTCGGGTCTACAACGTAGACGCGCTGCGAATTGATCTGCTTGCGATAGTCCACAGCCGCAACATCTGAAGTGTCCGGCCCGTCAACAAAACCGACGGCCTTCAACTTATCCAGCACGCCGATCAGTTCAGCAACAACCGGGTTCGCGGTCACACCATCGCCGCTGGTGAAGCCGGGGATCGCGATCAGTCGCGGCTTGATGCCCAGCATCGCTTCAGCCTTCAACAACGCATGAACGCCGGTCTGGGCCGTCACATCGCCAACCAGATTGCTCATGGTTGCAGCAGCGTCCGCCCCCTCTTCGACCCGGATAACAATCGTATATGGGTTGATCTGATCGAACACGTCATCGACCGCATCTTTCAACGTACCGGCGTCGCCCAAATCCGCGAAATCAGCAGGGTTGCCGGTACTTAAAACCGGGACGTTCAGCGGGAATTTGTCCGCGTCAGCATCCGGTGCCGTACCCAGCAGGGCAACAACCGCCGATTGCGAGATGTTGACCAAAACGGGTGTTTCGTTTGATTCCGCCAGACGCGTGCCATGGTGGAAATTCAGAAAGCTCATTGCATTCTCCTAACCAAAAAAGAAAACCCGGCACGCATTTGCCGGGTGGAACCCGGTATCCACCGGGCAAACTGGGCGCTCAGATGCGCCTATCACTGACCGTTGCTAAACAGCCTCCATGATACTTTAGCTAGTGCTTTACCTGCCATTCACGCGCTCCTTACGCGGCTGTAGCGATACTGGTAATCCGCGTCGTTGCAATCACTGCAAAAGAAGACGTCGCATCCAGTACCGGTGGTGGATCAATATGTGCGCCTGCGATCACGCGCAGATGCGTCAGGGCGAAAGCACCTTGGTAAACGGTTGGCTCTGACCGAACGCCAAGCTGCAATGCCCAACCCCGAGAAACTGGCGAGACCCTATTCAGTATCGCCTGCATCGCGCTGACAATCGGATCTGTGACGATCAGATCCGTCGCCCCATCAAGCGGGTTGGTCACATAGGCGCGCGCGATGAATGTACCCGGAACGCCGGAGCCGCCCGAATCGAACCATTCGATCAGTTCAATATCAACACCGAACGCCGACATGGCCTTTCGGATGGCAAATGGAGTGCCCTTGTGTCGATGCACTTCCGCGCTGACGGCGATAACCTGTCGCTTGATGTCCTCGGTCCAATTTGAGTCCCAGGCATCAACCGAGTATTCCCACGCCAGATGATCTAGTAACCCCACATCAGCAGTCATCGGATCCTTGGTTATCATCTGCACTGGAAGGCTGAACAACCGCTCCTCCAGAGCATCAAGAACCTTTACCAGATCGGTAGCGGTCGGCGGCAACAACGTATCCTTATCAGACATCGCGCCACCCGCCCGTTATCGACTGCAGGGTGATGTTAATGCCCGTGCAATGCGGCGCATAAAATGGCCCTATGTCGATGTCGGCTGCAGGCGAAATCAACTCAACATCAACAACTCCCTTAACCTTCAAAGCCGCGCCGATGGATGTACTATAGAGCTTGCGTCCGATCCGAATGCGACCATTGACGAAAGCCTGCGCCGCCTCGCTGGCAGTAGCTTCAACAATTGCGGCAGCCTGCGCTGATGAGACGTGCAACACGGCCTCAATCGCATAGGGAACGGGTGTCGCTGACACCACCGTCAACTTGTCAGCGACAGGACGTCGGGTGTCCTTCGTGCAATGGTCAAACACAGCGTCGATCAGGTCAGCCCCTGCCGTCCCGTCGCCTTCACTGGAAAGGATAACCATCTGCGGCTCAGCTGGCGGTATCGCCGGGTCAAGATCATCGTTTGGTCCATAGACCACGACATCAACCACCCGGTTGTCCGCGTCCAAGGCCCAGTAAACATAAGACCCGGCAGTCCCGTGTGGCGACCAAGCCTCAATCACCAACTGAATGCGCGCCCGGAACACCTCATCACTTTCAAAAATCAGGTTATCCGGATCGCTATCATCCAGAACGCGGCGAAGCACTCCCCTGTTCGCACCAATTTGATCAAGATCAGAACCCCGAGCGGTTGAAAGGAAAACAGAACGCAACGCTTCGTTAATTCGATTTTCCAAGTACAACTCACGCGCTGCCGCAGCTTCGTTCAGATAGCGCATGGGACTGGCGGCAATATTGCGGGCCAACCCCATGATCTCGGAAACCTTCGCAGGTTCAAAACGCTCTACCAGCTTAGCTTCCAGTTCGACCAGGCGGGCCTCCAGGATCGCGTCGTAGTCCAACTGCCCCACCGTGGTTAGTGGCGTTAAAGTGGTCAGGTCCAGAGCGGCAAAACGGCTCATGCGGCGATACTCCAATTATCCACGCGGTTTTGCTGCATCCGCACAGTTCGCTTCTGATCAGATACGGTGGAAACGTCCCCGAGATGTGCTTTGGGCCGGTAGCTGCCGATCAGGGTCATTGTAAAAACGCCGTCCGCTGCACCATGCAGCTTTACATCCGAAAGCTCAAAGCGAGGCTCCCAGCGCTCAATTGCCTCAGCCACAGCAACATATAGAGACACGACACCTCTGTCGTTCATAGGCGCATCAATCATCAGGGGCACATCAGACCCAAACTCACGCCGGAATACCCTCGTATTTATTCGGGTGCGCATGACGGTCAGAAGGCTTTGCAGCACTGAGTCCCACCCCTCCACCGATCCACCGGTTTCGTGGTTCAGGTCCATGCTTTAGCCCTGCGGTTTTGTGGATTTGCGCGCAGATTTTTCCGACGAACCGCCCTCACCCTTGGCGCGCAGACCCTGTCCGTATGGCGGCAGGAAGTACATGGCTTGTCGCTCGGTCAGCGAAACCGTCTCCCCAACGTCACGCCACTGCCCGTTGATGGGGCGCGCTTCCATGACATCATAATCCACCGTGGTGATTTCTTTTTCTGGCATATCGCCCTCCATTAGTTTGGTACACTGGTGCTTGCACTGCCGGGTGAAACCCCGCCATGTGTATGCGTCTTCCCGATGTCCTTGCCATCGTGCGACAGCGCGCCGCCAGTATTGACCGCGCCAGATGCCGAAAGGGTCAACGAATAACCGCCAACTGTGAAGACAATCGCAGAACCGCCTCCGATTGCCCGTATCGACGCGGGTCCGACCGAAAGCAGTATGTATTCGTCACCAGCCCCAGACGGTCGGCCATTAGCTGTCGAATTGAGGCTGCCCTGAATACTGGCGTCTGCGAGGTCGCCGGTCTCGGAAAATATACGTACTTGCTGCCCCTCCGACGGCGGGTTGTGCGTTTTGTTTGCGCCAGCTGCAGGCTCTTCCCAAGGTATCCAGCCCGTCACAAATGGCTGATCCGCGTCATTGATTTGGACCCGCGCCACTCCCTCAGCCGCATCTACCTCCACCACTTTGCCGACGCGTGTCTGAGATCGCAAACGCCGCTCAAGGTCCGCGACACGTCGCGCCAATGCCTCCAATTGAACAGAAAGCCCAGACATCACGCACGATCCTCCGAATCTTCAACCTCGGTCAGTTCGCCGGTGCGCGCGACGCCCTCAAATCCACCCAGCCTCAAATCCTCAACGGTCTGAACCGTCATGCCTGTCAGGCGTTCATAATCAAATACGGTCGCAGGATCAGCAACACCCAGCAGGTCTTGAAACAATGTCAGCTGGCGAATCGCGTCTCGCTCCATCAAACTCAAAAAGCGTCGCCATGGACTTTGATCTGACAACTCCTGTCCATGGATGGGATCGGCGAACACTTCCACAGTCAGTTTGATCTGAGCCGCCGCAAGGCGCACATTGTCAGCGGTACTGCTGGACCGAACGCACTCCTTTGCCCCATAGGACTTTACGAAGTTGCCAAAAACCTGCGCCCATTCGTTGTCAGGATTGCTCAGTGCCCTGCCGATCTGGACTCCCAACACGTCCAGCACCGCCTCGAAGTTGGCGTCTGTGGCCGGAAGTTCCTGCAGGATGTAGGTTTCGCCGGTTTCTTTGTTTGTTTGCGCCATTGTCATCGACACACCGCAATTGAACAGCATCTCCACCATCCCGTTAGCCCGCAGCCCGGAATGCTCCAAATCCTCCGACTTGGCCGAGTCAGTGTAAACGGCAATGAATGGCCGCTCCACCTTGGTACTCAAAGAGCCGTCGGCGGTCTGGTCGAACACCGAAATCTGGCTATCCAGAACGCTATCACCCACCAGCGTTTTTCCCGCTTTCAAAGCCTGTATGGCCGAGATACGCAGCGCCATCATCGTCAAAGACATTAGTTGGAATCCCCTAGCTCGCAGATCAGTCGGAGGTGCGAGCGATCATCGACGTGCAAAATTTCAAAAACTGGTTCGCTAAGACGATCCAGTGCAACGATCTTGTCACCCTGCCGGATGACGAGGTCGGGAAATGTCGTGCGGTCGATCCTGAGATAACCACCGTCTGCGGCGACACCACTGCGTGACGTGTTTCCGCGTCCGAAACTCGGATACTGACCTTCGCGATCACCTGTTCGAAGTGGCGCGAAAAATTCAACGGGATCACGATCTGTATCCTGCTGGCCGCGAAACAAAGGCAGATGACGAATGGTTTCAGCCATAACGTCGTCAACCTCTGCCTTTAACTCATCCCGCAAAGCGCCCCGATCCATCAAGCGGACGTCTGCAGTTCCGCCAAGGCGGTGCGGGCGTCATTCAGCTGGGCGGTCAGTTCGGCCCAGCCGTCGTCGCCTTCGCTCATCTCCTCCATCTTGGCGGCGATGCCGTCAACAACACCTTGCGCCTCTTCCAGCTTTTTCGCCGCATCGGCATCAGCCTTTTGGGTCGTTTTCACAGGTGTCGTTTTCTTGGTCGTTTTCTTGGTCGTTTTCACAGGTGTCGTTTTCTTGGTGGTTTTCTTCGGCTCATCGCATATTTCAGCAAGGCCACTGGTGATCAGGAAATTGGCATAACCTTCGGGAAGGTTCTCACATTCACCTTTGGGAAGCCGTTTATCCTCTTTGGTCCCAGCGATATTGGCAGGGATCGTCGTTGTGCTTTTGAACAGCACCCACTTCTTTTTCTTCTGCGCCATGTTTCTCTCCTAGTTTCGCAACATGCCAGAACACCGATGGAGCTCTGGGATGCAACAAAAGGCCCGGCAGAACGATGCTGCCGGGCTTACTTTTATTCGCACTGATCGCGCTGTTAGTTGATGGTCAGGGTCCGTAGAACGCCCGGCTTGGTGCACAGCGAAATCGCGTTCATCTGCGCATCCAGATGCCGACCCTTGCCGTTCGCCATTGCGTATTGATGCGCGTAGCGCGGCAAACCAATCGTGTTGACCGTCTCTTCCAAATCCGCTGGCGCGAATCGGGTGATAAACAGACCAGCCACACCAACCGGGAAACACCGAGCCTCATTGGCGGCTATGAAACCCGCACCATTGTTTGCAGCGGTTGCCTTTTTTCCGGTGCGGTAACGCTCAAATGTAACCTTACCAATGGTGAAGACATCAGGCGCGCCGTCGCGCAGACGATATCCCTCGTTATCGGCCAGGAATGTCTCGCGAACCTCTTTCTGGTCCCAGAGCGCATCATGGAAGTCGCGACCGCACATCGAGTGGATATGGCCATAGGCCATGTCCAGATCGTCTTCTACCGCGTAGACAACATCACCTTTGATTTTCTGAGCGATGCCCGGGACCTGACTATTGAGCCCCAATGCAAGAGGCGCGGGCGCAGCCAGTTCGAAGCGCGTATAAAGGTTGTGTAAAACCTTTCCCGACTTACTGCGACAATCACACCTTTGATCGCACCGATGCGCTGGTGTTCCAGCGTCGCATCAAAAGAGCGGGCGTGGCGCGCAAGTTTGGTGTCAACCCGGCTCTGAATTGTTTCAAGTTGGTCATCGCTGCCAAGTTGACGAACACCCTGAACCTCGTCGGCATACACCGCGTCGTTGATTTCATAGTGGTCGATCTCAAACGGGATGCCCCGGCGATCATCATCGCCGACCGTCTGGCCCGGCCCGCCGCGTGTGGTCGGTTCGATCAGGTCAAGATTGCCTTCGTTTTCGTCAATCTTGACCGTGGTCGTGCTGACGCCCTCTTCTTCGAAGATATCCAGATCACCCAGCTGACCGGGCACGAAGGGCTGATCGTTTAGCGCAGCCGTGAGGGCAATGACGCTGAAATGTGGATCATTGAATTGTTCCATAAAGCGACTCCTTAGCGCACGCGGATGCCAGCAGCGGAAAGCTGCGCAATCTTGGCATCTTTTTTCGGTTGATCATCGACCGAGGCGTCGAAAGTCAGCATCGGGAACTTCGCCTCGGCGTCCCGGTCGATGATGGTGACTTCCACGTCGTTGTTGGTGGCATCGACACCGTAGGCCAGAATGGCTTTCGCCGTTTCGGCACCTTCACTGCCAACAACTGTATCTGCAGGCGACGGAATAAAGTGACCTTCATTCGCATCCAGTTCGCCCAGGACGGTGCTCGCCTCGACCTTGCCGGTGCCAGACGGGATAGTCGCCTTGGAACGTGACCGACGCCCCGCAGCTTCGGACAATAGGAACGACAGGGCGCGGGTTTGCATGGTTACAGTTTCCATAGATTATGCTCCCTTCTTGCGACGCGCGTAGATATCGGCAGTGTTGATCGTTGCGACGGCTTTCGGCTTGGCGGCGGGCGCAGGCTGGGCAAGATCGCGCGCGGCGGTGCGGCTGGCCTCGTATTGAGCCGGGTCAACATCGTCGTCGGCGTTCGCCTGCGGCTTGTCGCCTGCCGCTACTTTGAGCGCGAAAATGGCCTCATCTGCAGGCATGTCGGTGTCGAAGGCGAAATACTTCGCCAGCGCCTCATGCCCGGTGGCCGCATCATCCTCGGTGATGGCCTTGATCCGGGCCTTCACGTCAGCAGCGGTGGTATCGACGGGCTTGTCGTCCGCCAATGTGGTTTTTGGTGCCATGGGTGGAGTCTCCTGTTCATGGTCCTCGGTTTGCGCGGCGGACGCCGCTGAACGCGCCACTGCTTCGAAGGACCACTTTTCCTTCTTTGCTTTGGTCACAAGTTTCTTGGGGGCGCTGGCATAGACGCGATAGTCAAACGCGGCGACATCTTTTGCCTTGCCCTCTTCTGTCGCCGTGGCGAAGTTGCGGGCGACCGCCTCTTTGCCCGTCAACCAGAGTTCGTCCTTCATCTCTTTACGGATGTCGGCAGCATCTTCGCCGGTCTGTTCGGCGTAAATATCCGCCATCAGATCGGCCAGCTTGTTCAGCTGTTCGGTGGATTTCTCATGATCCCCGGCATCGCCCCAAGTGAAGCGCGCGGGATCGTGAATCATCATCAGGGCACCCGACCGCATGGTGATGGTGTCACCGGCCATGGCGATGATCGACGCAGACGATGCGGCGATGGCGTCAACAATCACGTCAACGGAGCCACGATGCGCCGTTAGCGCGTTGTAGATGGCGATACCATCATCGGTGTAGCCACCGCCCGAATTGATCCGGACGGTAACGTCAGCATCCCTGCCAAGCATCGCAAGGGCATCTATGACCTGCATGGCCGTGAAACCCTCATCCCAAAAATCATCGCCGACGAACCCGTACAAAACGAGTTCGCCATCAACCAAGATGGTCATATCTTTCTCCTGTGTGTGAGTTAGCAGTCGAAGCGGATGCGTTTGGCGTAACGGGTGCGTTTGACAGTCGCGCCGCCGTTGACACGGCGACACTCGCCATCATACTCGGCGATCAGTGATTTGAGATCATCCAACTTGGCCCGCTGAAACACGACCTCTTCACCGTCCATACGTACCGTTTCCCGAAGCTGTCCCGCGCTCAACCGTATGCGGACTTTCCTCAGCGCAACTGCCATGGCGCAAGGGTCGTCCATGTTGACCGTCTCGGTGCCGATTTTCATGACACTCATTTGTTCGTCGGCTCCGTTCCGTCGTCTTTGATACCCGCAACCGCACCTTTCGGTGCGTATGGCGACTGCATTCCCGCATCTACGTAACGCTGATGCGTTCGCTGTCGTTGCTCGAAAAGCGAGTCTGGATCGACGCCCAGTTCGCCGGTTTCGATTTCAACCGAGCTTGTGCCATTCCGCAGGCGCTCAGTGGACGCCCGAGCCGACTTGAAGTCATCAGCTGATGGTTTTGCTGGTCCCTGCCAGTTGGCCGCACTCACCCGATCCCGATTGGCGCGGAACGCGCGATATCCACCTTTGAAGGGTATGCGTCCTTCGCCGATCTCTTCATCCAGCCAGTTTTCATACTGCATCTGGCACATGGGAGCGGCGATGCGTTCGCGACGGCGGGTGACGACAGGCCAGATGCTGGCCATCTCCATACGGTTGCTGGCATAGGTGGCGTCTCGATGATCCAAGGTGAAGCCGCCATAGGTGACACCAATCGTGCGCGCCATGTCGCGGGCCATGCTGTTGGAAAACGGCAGGAAATCCCGACCGGGAACCTTCGCCGTTTCAATGCCCAGTTTTTCGCCCGGTCCCAGATGGGACACTTGCGGATCTGCACCCACTGAAATCCGGCCTTCGGCAGCGCGTTCCAGCTGCGCCCCGAGATAGCCCAGATATTCTTCGCCGTAACCCACACCCTCTTTGCCACCGCTGTCCCGCAGAACCTCCAGAGCCTCATAGGCATCCTGACTGGGTGCGTCGCTGGTCAGCGTGATCGCAAACACAGTCTGAAGGATAGCCATCTGTAGTGTTGCATCGTCCAGCATTTCTGCCTGCAGATGCTTCCGAAACGCCGGAGCCAGCAGCGAAATGCCGCGCACATCTTCCGAGTCCATTTCATCCAAGATGTGCATAACGACCGGACGCCCATCCGCATCAAAGGCAGGATAATCGCGCTTCGCCGAAAATCCGCCGCTAGACGTTTGGAACCGGTACTGGCTCGGCCTGCCATTGTCATCATGCGTGATGCCTTGGAACAGGCCCTCGGCCTCGCTGGTGTCCTGAACCAAGCGGGACGGTGGGACGAGGCGCAGCTTCGTTCCAGTGGTGATTCCATACCGCTGTCGCTGGGTCCGGTCAAAGTAATCAAAATAGCCTGTGACTTCGCCATAAGCGATGTACCAGCGCAGACCGATATCGACCATCTTGGGGCCGGTCAGCTTACCGCGCATCTCGCATTCACGAGCGTTATGCCAATAGGCGCGCCACCGTTTCTTGACCAACCGTATCCAGTCTGCCTTTTCCTTGTCGTCATAACCCAGTCCCTCAAGATCAGGGTCAGGGTCAAGGGTTAGGCCGACGCCTACCGTGTCTGCCAGAACCTGATCCGTTGCCCCTTTGAGGCGACCGGAATTCTGGATCATGTCCATTGCCAAACCAGCCGCGCGCTGCCATGACCGGCGCACATCGTCGCGATGGTTTGTAAGCGGCGCAACGCGGGACGCGATGACACCGCTGTTGGTGTCTCGCAGATACCGCGCTGTAGGACGCCCAGCTGATTTGGCGGCGACCAATGGGGTAACACCGTCCGACTGAACCAAGCCAAATGTCATTACGTTCTATTTCCCCATTTTCTGCGCGCACGCGCCTTGGCATCCTCACCCGAAGTCGCGCCGCGATCGCCTGCGCTATTTGTTGGCTCAGACGATGGTTGCGTAGCCATCAACAGGTCCTCGAAATCGCCCTGCGCCTCTTCTGGCGGGCACTCACGCTCAGCGAACAACCGGTCCCATTCCGCGTCTGTGAGTTCGCGTTGCGATCCCGCCAACCTGATGAACGCGGCCTCGGCCTGCAGATGCGTGTCCAGACCTTCGTTCGCTTGGTTCGGGTCTTTTACCCACAGATATCGCGTGAAGCCTGTTTTCTTAGTTTTCTCGGCCTTACGCGTCTCAGCGGTCAACTGCCGATAAAATTCGTCTTCCAGACCCTTCGGTAACGCAACGAACCCGCGCTCTTGAGGATCATCTTTTTTCAGGTTCCGATAGAGACCCATCTTTAGAACCGAGGCAGCGAAGTTGTAGAACCGCTTCGAGTATCGAACGATCTTACCGCGCCGGTTGCGCTCTTTCTTGACTCGCGCCAGCAACGGCGCGCTTTCTGGATGAACCCCACGCACCATGATAACGCAGCTGGAAACGTGCTTTCTCGCCCAGTCCCAAACATCTTCGGTGTATGCGTTTCCGTCGATAGCCAGCAGGTCAATCAGAACCTTTCGGCCATACGAATTGCGAAAGCCCTGTTTCAGCAAATCGTTGAGGCGTGACTGGCATTTCTCTTCCGAGATATGACCGTCAAAGACACCATATTCCACTATGGCACGGCGCTTGTTCGGCCCCCACGCCACAATTTGCCATTCAACACGGTCGCCCTGACAGTCAACACCACACGTCAACAATGGAAACCCAGTCGGGATGTATCCGCGCGAATAGTCGGACTCGCTGGCCCGGTCGCGCAGTTCTTCCCATGGCGGTGCTTCACCAAGAACTCGATAAGCCCGCCCAACAACATCGTTCCAGAACGTCTGCTCTTTCGGTGGATCGCCCTTCGCAGCCAGCCACGACCGGGCGATACGCTCAAACGATTGCAGCGGCGAATATGCCGACCACAGATAGAAAGATCGGTGGTACCGTTTTGCCTTGGGATTGGCAGCGCGCCATTCCGTGTGCGGAATCATTTCAGCGCGGTGATGATCTTCAATCGCACACCCGCAGTCAGGCCCCTGACAGGTAAAATGCGCACGCTCTGGATGCTCTTCATCCAGAGACTGCAGCATGTTTTCCCACTCAAGAACCTGCATGAACCCGCAATGCGGGCACGGCACGTAAGGTTGTTCCTGACTGCCATCCTCATAGTTCTTTGTGATCCGGCACCCTGGCACAACCATGGGCGTCGAAATCTTGAATATTTTCGCGAACTCGCGGCCCTGACTGCGGCTGTCCGCCTGATTTTCAGGGTCGCCCGCGCTGTTCATATCCCACTTGGCAAGGTCATCCTGAACCTGACGGCTCATCGAAACCTGACTAAGCGCAGCGGGTGAGTTTGCACCCGAGATCAAGATGGCACCGCGCCCGTCGCGGCGCTCTTTGTAGTAAACTGAGTCTTGACCGTCGCGGGCCTTCATCGGAAAGATTTTGCGAAGCGCCGTGGTGCCTTTCAGCATCGGTGATAGTTTCATCTTCGACCAGCGCCGGGCGTTATCATCGGTCGGGTGGACATACAGAAAATCACCGGGGTCCATTTCCAAAGACCCACCGGTAAAGATGTTTGCCAGCACCGTGCCGCCCAACTGCGCGGACTTGGACAAGGTGACGATCCGGCAAGGATCGTCCGACGAAAGCGCGATAAGAATTACGTCAAAGTACCGGAAACGCGCCCGGTTATAGGGGCCGTCAAACTCACTTTCCCGCTTTGAGAAAACGATGTTGTCTTCGGCCCACTTCAAATAATCGACGGGCGGCGGCGGCGTGAATATCTCTGCTAGCACGTCATGGGCGACCCACTCCGCATTCGTGACAGTGAAATCCAGCAATCAAGCCTCCATATCAACACTCGCAACCGCGTTGCGCTCAACTTCTTTTTGCCGGGCACGTTCCTTACGCATGGCGGTTTCGCGCACGTTGCGGAACTCGGCCTTAAGCAAGTGGAGAACATCGCGCTTCGGCACACCGAATTCGGATGCAACAACCGTCGCAAAGTCGGTCAGCGCACCCTCAAAAATCTGCATCATCATCCCGGCAATGCGCATCATTTGTTCACGCGCATCTTCGGACCCCATCAACAGGCCCTGCCTTTCCGCTTCCTCGGCGGCGCTGATGCGGTTAGTGCGCAACTGGGCTTCCAGCCGCGCGCGTTTCAGCTGATCCTCAACCGTGTTCGGTTTGGAAATCTGCGACTCGGCAGGTGCAGGCTGCGGTTCCGGCGCGACCGTCTGGGGCTGCGGAGCCGACAACAAGTCAGGCTGATCAGCTGCAGGTGGCGCAGGTTCTGGCGCGAGCGCAGCAGGTTGCGGTGGCGTGGGTTGGGCAGGTTGATCAACAGTGGTTCGCGTACCGATACCATTGCCAAGTGACTGACCAAGATCACGGTTGCGCCGAACCTGATCGACTGCGATCTCGAATTTGAGCTTTCCTTTTTTGCCGGGTTTCGTGAACGCATCATCCCGCAGGATGTCGTTCGACTTCCACTGACTGACAGCCGCCCGGCTGACATCCATTTCCCGCGCAAACTCGGCCTGAGATATCAACCGATATTCATGCTCCTGATGATGTGCTGGTTTCATTGGCCTTCCATCCTGTAAGGGACTGGTCGGGCTAAACTGTTAAGCGCCCAATGTTAAGCTAACTCCCCAATGTTAAGGCTTTCAAAAACCGGTCTGACTACCGATATTTCGGGGGCTCACCGCACCGCGTGCAGTCATGAAAAGGTACGGTCCCTACCCTTTTGGGCCTTAACTTATGAGCTAAGGCCCGGTTTGTTTCGCAGCGATAACGGCCTAAAGGCCAAGCGCCCGGCTGATCTCATGATCCAACCGTCGCGGCAGAACCTGCGCGACCGTTCGTTCGAACGCATCGGCTGATGCGCCCTCAACCATCTCGACCGGGATGAACACGCCGGACTTGATCTTTTCCAACTGCGTTCGCCCACCGACGCGCCCAAAGACATGCCCGCCCATGCTTCGGATTTCCACCCGCCGATGCGGGAACACACCGCCCTTGAAGAATGTATCGCCGATGAACAGAACCTTGCCCCGTTCACGACCGAGATCGGCTTCAATGCCGTCGCGGGTCTCACGCTTTTTGAAGTATTTCAGCGAGACATCTCCGCCAGCCGATAGCAGAGAATACTCCAGATTGTCCCACGTTGACCGCTTGACCTTCACCGCCCGGCGAATGGTTTTCTGGGGCAAGCCGGTTTGTTTGGACAGCGCCCTGATCACTTGAGTGCGCGCCATGTCACCAGTACGGTTGATTGCGCGATTGACTGCCTTGGGTCCTTCCGTTCCCAACGCGCCCAACATGTTTTCGAAGCGCTGCAAGTCCCGCACATCAATCTCGCCTACATTGAACAACGACCAGTCTCCGCTCGGGTTCTCTCACAAAAAAAGCCTGCCGCAAGATTGCCGCGACAGGCTTTCAAACCGTGGTAAAATGAACATCAGATGCGCATCATCGTTGCCTCCATTGCTCGTTTCCGCGTGCCAAACAGTAATCAGACATGAAAAAGGCCCGCGCTTTGCAGCCGGGCCATCGAACGGAGTAACATCGTGTGCGATCTGATGGCATTCTTTCGCCAAAATCACAACGTGCAATGCCAGAAGCGGCAAATGCCCCACCTACTCGGTCTAACTGCATCGGGTTTGCGCCCTTCCGTCAGGGACTTGGTATTAGTGGTGGAAATACTGTTAACTCCGGTGCTGCGCTTCGGTCAACCCCCTTAACAATTCGGCCTACGGCTTAACATTCGCTCCCTTTATCACTTCCAATAGGTCGCCACGGATTTCTGTGACCACTTCACTTCCCAACATCCCCAAGGCCGCTTTGACTGTCGGTCCCGACACATCAACGACCCGAACGTGCACGCCGTCTAATGGCCCGGCGATTACTCTGGCTGTGTCACCTACCGCAAACTCACTGCCCGTTTTGAGGTAGCGACGGCACTCTGATGATAGGTGACCGCCGCCCCATTGCCGCATCAGGCTCATGACTCGCGCAGCCGGGAACTCTATTGGATGTCCACCCGTGCCCATGACGCCGCTAATAACGTCCAATTCCATCAGGTCATGCCAACGACTTTCCCCGACCGGCCAGCCGACAAAGAGCCAATCCACCAGAAGTGGTTGTGAAATCAGTGCCTTTTCAGGGGTATAGCGGTTCTTGCGACGCAGCACCTTCTTGATCGGCAGAAACACTTCAAAGCCCGCCCGACGTAGGATGTACTCCGGCAGGAACACGCGGTCTCCTGTTCCGTTCACCCGCCGCTTGCACGCACGGCCCGCCCGATCGCGGTAGGCTTTGAATTCTCCGCCAACGGTGATGGTCCGGATGCCACCAACTTGCTTGCGCTTCACCCGGCAGGCAAACCACTGCAATTCCTTCGATTCAACCTTGCCCATCATGCTCATGCCTTGCCCCCATCCTGAGTGCCAAGCTGAGCGATACGCCGACACTTTTCGATGACTGACAAACGCCGCACGCGCCAATCGGATTCGTTCGGGTTGAGTTCATCACCACGCGACAACCGATATTCTAAATCCTCTATCCTACGGACAGCATCATGCGCCCGTTCTTTGATACCCTTGACCGCCCATGCACCCGGCCATTTTCGCGACTGGCGAAGCTCGGCAAGCAACTCAGGTGCCCATCCATTGTCCAAAGCATCGCGCCCCAAATTGTTGGCAAACACCGCTCGGATCAGTGGAGATGCATCATCACCCGGTGGCTGTATTTGCGCGGCCCATTCCAGAATGCGATTTGCGATAGGGAAGCGGTCTTTGTCTTTCCCGCTGGGATGGCCCGCCGCGTGTTCTTCCAAAGCTGCCAGATTGGCCTCGGTCATGTATGCTAAGCGCGCGCACAAGTCCTGAACCATTTCCTCAAATTGCACCTTAGTCAAACTGGATGGTTTCGCCAAACCACGCCTCTCCAAAGGCTTGATCAGCAATTGTTTGACCTTCTTTTCACCGTCTGCCTGTTTTGTACTGTCCATCGGTTTTGCCCTTTTTCATAGCATCTGCCCCGATCTCAAATTGGCGCTCGGTTGGTATTGGGGCGGTGACGGAATTTTCTTTTTTAATTCTTTGTGTTGTGTGTTCCTTTCTACAGTCCACACATTCTGATCCGAAGTGTCACGATTCTGTCCAAAAGTGTCACACGGACAGAATCGTGACACTTTAGTTATTCACATGTTGCGAGTGCCCAAGGCATGCATCCCCTCAACGACACGTGGCGAGGTGCGATATCCAGTAGGGTAATTTTCATTGAGCCACTGATGCAGCATCACGATGTACATTTCGTCTTTAGACAGACGCTCGTTACCCAATGAGGCAACGACCTTCCTCAATCGCGTCAGAGCCTGCCTTTCTTTGTCGGCAAGATTTTTTTCTTCGTTCTTTTCTTTGAAACCCAACGCTTCGTAGGCGACTTCAGCCACCACATCATGCATCAGTCGTTGCCCCTTATCGTCGCGCGGATTCCCGTCGCGGTCCTCGACGAAACAAGGCTTCCATCCGTGCATGGGCGACGGAACACGCCGCTTGAACTTTACCCATTCGTCGGACGACACCCCAACAAGCGCGGCGAGTTTTTGATCATCATCGGGCAAGGTGCCGACTGGGTTTTGATATTGTGATTTGCACCACAATGTCAGAGCTACCCCTTGAACATCCCATTCCGCACCATCCAAGATGAAATCAGAGTTCAGGAACCGATCATAGTGGAACGGAAAAAAGGAATGTGACGCAAGACGTTCGCCATAAGGTATTGGATAGACCGGCTTATCATCAGTAACAACTCGTAGATTGGAAGCATTATCCGTCATCCGGACCCTCCCATTCGCCACACCATTCAAGCGCTGACGTTTGCGGCCACGCCGGGTTTTCGAAATCACTATAAACAGTCTCTACCGCAGTCACGCTCATTTCAGGGCGCGGTGCATAGCGACGGCATAGACCATAAGCAGTTTCGCCTCCGGCATCAGCATCCCAAAACCAACAATTCGCACATGTTCGGTGCCTCATTGAAATGCCCCCCGCTTAATTGTTCTGTGGATTGCATCACTTTGGGTGCGGCACGCGCCAATTGTCGCGTCCATGCTTTCCAATAGCGCCCAAAACGCTTCGGTGGACGGCTTGGCAGCTTCCATATCCAATTCAGGTGCAAGTAGCCTGTAGGCGGCACAGAAGCCGCCAATGCGGTCCAGACCATCTTCTAGGTCGGCCAGTTGCGTGACAAGTGATAGGTAAAGGGTATTGTTCGTGGACATGCGCGGTCTCCGTAAGTTCGAATGACTCCGGAAACCCCTCGCCAAAAGGGTGGCCGGGCTAACAACAGGTTGGCGAACCGGCCTTACGGAACCGGCAGCGCTTGCGCGCTCCCATTGCGCCCGACCATAGGAAAAGCCGCGACGAGGCGCGGCTTTCGAGCGCCGTAAGACAGGCGGGTCGCCAAACCCGACGACAGTTTTTTGCTGCCGTGAGTTGACATTAGCCGTTACAGGCGAGTTGATCAAGTTAGCATTTTTGTGGCAGCAATTGCAGGATGAGCAGACATGATACTGGATATTCTGATTTGGGCGGTGGCAGGATACGCCGTGTTGACCGTTCTCTATTTGATTTTCGGAAGAAACAAGAAAACGGAAGAAACAAACGATGCCACCGAAAAAACCAGCATAAAAGATGACCCCGGAATAAAGGAATACTTCGCCAAGAAACGTCGAGCAATCGAACATAGGGGCGGTGAGTTTGAAATAATTTCCTCCGCGCGGATGATGGAAGACAACGAACCAAGCGCTTGGGAATTCGAGATTGAATATGAGGACTCGAACGGCAACAAATCCACCAGATACATCCGAAATGTGCTTGAAAGCCCGGATGGTTCGGACACCATGTTGTATGCGGAATGCAGCCTCACTGGTGAGCATCGGACATTTCGCAGTAGTCGAATCCAGAGATGCATCAACATCAAAACTGGGCGCGCGATCAAAGATCTCGGCACTTACCTGCGGAAAGGGTATGGTTGGCGCTAAACCTATCACTTTCCCCCCCTTTCCGACGCCCTCGCCAAGCGATCACTGTACCACTCGGACATCAGGCGCGATGCGTAGTTCCGCCCGGCCCGAGACAACGCCCGAAGGTCATCATCTTCTTTTTCATATTTGCCCATGCGCCATGCCAGCAGCGCGGGCGCAGCCTTCTGCCCCACGCGGCGCATTTCAGCCTCATCCATACGGCGGCAGGCGTCGCAGCAATACAGTTGCCAGCTACGCGTCTGAACGAAACGACGCGAACACACAGGGTTCAGACAAACACCCGGCTCAACCAATGGAAAACTTTCCAATTCGCCGTGAGCAGCAACGCGAAACGGCTCAAAATCAAAATGTGCCGCCGGTGCATTCTCGAAGCGGGGTGGCCGAAGGGTCATGGTCCGAACGCCCCTGTTTTTTGGGTCTGTGCGCCTATTTTACTTTGGCACGCTTCTCCCCTCATTGCCGCTCCCAGGATGCGCTGCATCGCCGAAAGCGAACGCCTGCGCGTGGCCTTGGAGATATAGCCTGATGAAAAACCCAACATGCGGCTCGCCGCTGCCATTGAGGGAAACTCCAACCGCCCAATCGTGACGGGCTTAGCGCCAGCGCCGTTGTACTTGCGCGGCAACCCGACTGCATCCAGCCGATCTTTGCTCAGCGCCTGCCTTATAGCACCCACGGTGACATTAAAGTGCTTTGCAGCAGCCTTGGCGCTTGGGAACACCTGACCCCGGATGCAAATCCTCATCGGGAATCGATGGCGATACCCGCTACCAATGGTGTCTATTCGACCATTTCGGATTGCCGCCCGGATGGTTTCGGCCTGCACGCCAAAGTGGGCAGCAGCATCATTGACCGTTGGGTACGTCACGCCTTTGATGTCAATATCACGATAGAGCCGCTTACCCATTGCAACCCTCTATGTTGTAAGGCGTCTTGCTCAGGCCATAACCCACAAGCGCGTTGGAAATGCCCCTCACGACGCGCAGGCGATGCCACCTTTGCTCGACAGAAATTCGCGTTCGGCCCAGCGACGCGGCGATGTAAGTGAAATTCTTGCCCCGCGACTTGAGGCGCAGCAAGCGGTGATCATCAGCCGAGTTCCATGCCGGATGAAACACGCGTTCCATCGGGCTGAGTCTTGGCATTCTAGCCCTTTGAACCGCAATGCGCGGCAAGCGCAACTTGCTTGGCTCAGGATCAGTCGAGGTTTCCACAACCTCTTTTGCCTTTAGGCGGCGCACGATCTCGCTGCGGGACACACCCAGTCTTCGGGCGGCTGCCGCCCGCGATGGATACGCAATGCCATCAATGAAGCAAGGTTTCAAATCAACACCTCCTGAACTTCGGCGGTCAACTGCGCGCCCATCGCGCGGGCGGACCCAACTGCCTTGGCCACACGCAAACACGCCATGTCGAAATACTTGGGGTTCAATTCCACGCCGATGGCGCGGCGACCGGTCAGGGCTGCAGCAACCAGCGTTGTTCCGCTGCCCATGAATGGGTCCAGAATGAGTTGTCCCGGATTGGTGAAATCCAGAATCATTTCCTTCATCAGCCGCCACGGCTTTTCTGTCGGGTGCCCGCCGTGGCGATCTGGCGGGTTGGTCAGGTGCGTGTAGACGCCCCGCTTGCCGCGCGCATTCCAGCGCGCGTAGCCCGATCCAGACCATGCTGTTACGAAGCATTCCGCGCCTTGGGCTGGCCCCTGACCATTCAGCTGAGGTGTGCTATCCGGCTTAATCCAGATACATCCCCGCTTGTATTTCATTTCGGATGGATTGATTACATCGGCCCATTTCGCCACGCCCTCAATCGTGCAAAAGACAACGAACCATCCGTTGCAGATTGCCGACGAAAGTTCCGTAAATTCATCACGTATTTCGTCAATTCCAGCAAAGTCCAATCCAGAAAGTTCAGCCCTACCATCTGTGCGGTGCCGTCTGGCAGCACTGTTTTTGGCGTCATGCAAAGACTGCTCGTAAGGCGGGTCAGAAATCAGATGATCAACCGCGCCGAGTTCCGGCATGACCTGCATTGCATCCCCTAGGATCAACCGGCAATCACCGATGACCTCTTCGCGCAGGATCGCCCGGGTATCTTGGCGCATCACGGCACTCATAGACTGCCCCTCAACTCAGTACCGGGTTTGATCAGGTAAACCGGGATATTGTGCCAAAGCGCCCAGCAAGCTTCGCGCCAAACACCCCAAGACCGGTCCCAACCGTCCATGGGCGGAATGATGAAGCTGCCAGAAGCGGACATAATCGGCATACACCAAGCCGACCAGAATTGATCGTCCATCGGATCTATGTCGCCCTCCATGTCGGAATGAACGATGGAACACGCCTGCAATATTGGGGATACAACCGTCAGACCGTCGCGCGCGAGCAATCGCGCCCAACGGGCCGTTCGCATCTCAACTTCCAATGAGAGCGCGCGATCCCAGCACCTGTCATCGTTCAAAACCAGATTGGAGTACGGTGTGGCAAGATAAGCCATGCGACCACGGGCGGCGCGAACTACCTCCGAGGCAGGGCTATCAACATGCAGCAATAGATTCTTGGGGTAAGCCTTTCGCAGCGACCGCCAATCAATGCGTGCAGGAAATTTAATCTCACCGTCCATGCACCCCCCAAATCAATAAAAAAGCGGCGCGTATTTGGGCCGTGAAAGGCGTGGTGTGCTTCCCTGCATCAGATGGCTCCTCAACGGGGTGTTCAGCGCTTTCGCTCGGCACGGGAACCGGGTTTTCAGCCATGTATTTCAGGATTTTGTCTGCGGTTCGCAGGGTCGGCGACCCTTCTCCCGCCTCCCACCTGGACCAAGCCTTTCCATTAACTTTTCCGGCAGTCTGAGCCACCGTCGAAGGCTGAACACCTATCGCATCCGCATAGATGCGCACCTTTTCCATAAACTCTTCCATGACTCATGGATTAGTCTTTTTATCCCATTTTTGTAAAGTCTTTTTATCCGATAGTCGAAAAATCCCATTCTGCTACGATACGCGCATGACAGACAGAACATTTGCAGAAAGACTTAAAGCAGTAATCGACGAAGATCCGACACTTACAGAAGCTGGCCTCGCGACCAAAGCGGGCCTGAGCAACAGTGTCATTCGCAAACTGTTTAAAGGCAACACCCAAAACCCACGCGTTGATACCGCGATCAAGATTTGCGAAGCCCTAGGCACAACACTTGAGGACTTTATGTCCGGTGCTTTTCAGGGGGAAGCTGTGCCTGCTGACGAAGAAGCTCAACGTATTCGGACCCTAATGTCTCAACTAACACCTGAAGAGCGCGTTCGCCTTGTAACTTACGGAGAAGGTATGCGCGACGCTCGGCAGATGGCTCCGCAAGAGACGCCTCTAACCAAGAAATGACATCAACCTTTTTCAATATAACCTCCCAAAAACAAGAACATTATGGGAACAACGGCGGTTATTTCAAGAACACAATATGCTGACGAGGAAAATCCCACTCGCACAGGATGTAGGATTTCGACACCTTTCGCGCATAGGTATATATGGAATCATAGGCTGAATTTATAGCGCTCAACATTCTCGTCGCCGCAGACCTCACGTTACCCAGCACATCGATAGACACTGCCTCGTACCCAAATTACAGAATGCTCTGCGCGATCTTGATCTGACCATGCCCGCGTCAGCATGTGAAGGGGGACTCCAAAGGCCGAGCGCCTACCCTAGTGGCGAAGTAAACCTGGGCGATCATGTGCAGATATTCGCTTTGGAATCAGGCCGATCACATTGCGGTCTCGGCTGGCCGAGAAGACGGCTTCGATCTATCGCAAAAAATTTCAAAGTCGCCCAAACAATTCATGAACAGCCATAGTCTTTTTGGTCGTTTGACGACATTTCCCTCTCTTATGGGAATCAATTAATTTAGTCTTTTTAGGCTATTTAGAATTGACATAGGATATTTAGACTATGTAAGTTTCTCCGCATTGATGGAGGAAACCATGCGCGCAACCTCAGAACCCGCAATAATCTCCAATAAACTGCTGCGGGAACTTTCCACCCCAAAGCCCAGTCGGATAACCGGTGAGTTCAGCGACACGGATCGCGCCATAATGGCCGTAGGCATCCCAGAGACTTGTCGGGAACTTCTGCGTTTCCGCGAATCCACGCAGCGATCCAATCTGCCAAACGTGGCGTGGAACGTAACCGTCAGGATGCCGGACGGATCAATCGACACTAAAGTCGTCGAGATAGACGGCGGCAGCCTGCAGACAGACACAGATACGCTTTGTCGCATCGCTCTTGCAGAACAACACTGCATGGAAGCCAAAGAAGTTCTTCAGATCACGCTTGGTCGCACCCCTAGCCCTCACAAGCTTCAGAGGCTGAAACACATCCTGAACGCTTTTCGCACTGGCACGCGCTGAATTCAGCGTGCGCCATCAATTTTCATACTCCCTAGTCAAAAAAGGCATGAGCATGTTCCACCAAAACGAAACGACGGCAATTTTCGTAGATGGCTATAACCTCCACCACTCTGCCAAGGCGCTCGGCTTCGACGTCGATTACGAACGTCTCAAAAGCATGGTTGAGAAGCAGTGCCACCTCCTTCGCGCGACATACTTCACAATGCTGATCGAACGCGATGAATACATAGCCACCCGACCCTTGGTCGATTTCCTGCAGTACAACGGCTGGACTGTCACCGCCAAAGACGCCCGCGAATTTGTGCACGGCGACGGACGGAGCAGGTTCAAGGGGCGCATTGAGGTTGACTTGGCTTTAGCAGCGGCACGGATAACGCCTCACATCAACCACGCTGTTCTGTTCACAGGTAGTCAGGACTTTTGCCCACTGGTCGAATACTTGCAGGACCAAGGCGTGCGGGTGTCGGTTGTTTCCACCATCAAAACGGAACCCATTTTGGCGTCTGACCAACTTCGGCGAAAGGCCGACAAATTCATCGAACTCGCTGACATTCGCGATGTCATCGCACGGCCTGATCGCCGCCATAGCGCTGCATGATGAACGACATGCATGCAACCCTACGATCGCTGAATGCGCAGGTTTGCGAAGGCCGTCCTTGGCCGGGAGGGCGGTGAATGAATACAGCATTTCTCTTGATGGCCTGCTATGACGGACAACCCATTATCCCCGTCGATAAAATATGCGCCGATTTCTTTCCGCACCTGACGGAGGTGAAGTTACTGCGGAAAGTAAGGGAGGGGCAGCTGCCCCTGCCCTTGGTCAGCATAGAGGCCAGCCAGAAGAGCGCCAAAGGCGTGCACCTGCAGGACTTGGCCGATTATCTCGACATGCGCCGCGCCGAAGCCCAGCGGGAATTTAAGCAAATGTACGGGTAAGGACAGAGGCAATCATGGCAACCACCCGACCAAGAGGATTTATCACCAGTTGGCTCCCCAAGCCTGACACAATGGATCTGGTACAAAACGTCAAGTCGATACTGCGCGACTACAGCGACATTGCCCCGCTGACCCTTCGCCAAGTCTTCTACATCCTGTTTTCTGACTATGACTTCGAAAAGACCGAAAAGAACTACAAACGCCTTTGCGAAACAATGAACCGCGCACGGCGCGCGCAGATCATTGACATGGACGAAATCAGAGATGACGGGCTTACAAAAGAAAGCCCCGAAAGATGGGAAGATGAAGACCATATTCTGACGACCTTCCGCAGTTATGGGTCGCGCTTTCGTCTCGACCGGCAACAAAACCAACCTATTCACCTGATGGTCTGGTGCGAAGCGCGGGGTATGCTCACCCAACTAGCCCGATATTGCGAAGACTACAGCGTGCCCGTGCTTTCTTCAGGCGGCTTTGACAGCGTGACAACCAAGCACAATTTCGCTCGCGATGCCTGCGATTATGAACGAGTCGAAATCCTGCACATTGGGGATCACGATCCGTCTGGGGTGCATATGTGTTCCAGCCTCGACGAGGACTTGACTGCCTTTGTGGAATACTACGGCGGGCAGATTGAAGTGACCCGACTTGCCGTCACCCCTGATCAGATCGGGGACCTGCGCCTGCCCACAGCGCCGCCAAAGCGCACCGACAATCGATCCTTTGAGGGAATGACCACACAAGCCGAGGCAATCCCACCCCGGACCCTAAAAGACATCGTGCAGGACGCCCTGTCGGCGCGGATCGACCAAGGGATTTTTGAAGAAACACTGGCACAGGAAGCCGACATACGCGCGTCCCTGACAAAAAAGCTGGCGAGGCTGTGATCATGGGCAACCAAACTATGAAGTACCTGAAAGCACTGGGCATATACGCACTGGCCGTACCGGTCTTTGTCTGGTGCTGGCTCCGCGAGCAGCGTTCCGCCGTCTACATTTCCCACCTGAACAGCTTCACCGAAGCGCACAGCATGGTGCGGAAACTCTTCAACCAAAACCCTGAAACTTAAAAGGAAAGGTCCATGTCCAACCCTGACCACACAATCAACTTTCTGGAATTCATCCAAACCTTCCGGCGCGGTGAACTGCTGCGTCAGGGCGACCGAGAACTCGAAAAGATCGTGTCCGCCATGTACGAAACCGGCGGTGACGGAAAGCTGGTCATCGAACTGCCCTTCAAGCTGAACAAGGCCGGGCAGATTGAGTGCACGCCAAAGGTCAAGGCGACCGTGCCGCAGCACCCGATGGGTACCGGCATCTACTTCGCTGATGACGAAGGACGCCTGAGCCGCCGTGATCCCAATCAATACGACATCGAAGACCACATCGCGTCCCGGCGCGAAGCGGCTGAGTAACCCCAACCCTCAACCCAATGGAGAAACCTTTGGAAAACCAAGACATGACACCGCCGCGCAACGCGCTGGACGCAGGCATCGCAGCCGCGCGTCTGGCCGATCCTGTCATCAAGCACGATGACGGGCGCACACATATTCTTGCACCTGATGGATTTCATTTGCAGGAAGTCACAGACCCAAACGAACTGCGCGGCCCGATCAAGCAACAACTCACGGTCGATGACAGGGCGTCCCTGACCAACTACGCCAATCGCTTTTCAGACAAGCGCTCAATCATCGTCGCGGACTATGACGCCGGAACGATTTCAGCGCATTTAGACTGGCACACGGACAACGAAAATGGCCTTGACCGCCAGCATGCGTGCCACATCGCAACCCAGAAGCTGCGCAACAGCGAAGAGTATGACCGCTGGAACGCGATTGAAGGCGAGATGCACATGCAAGCAGCCTTTGCCGAATTCATTGAAGAGAATGTCGCGGATGTGGTGGACCCGGATCAGTCTACGCTGCTGGAAATCTGTCGCGATCTGGAAGCCACTCAGGGCGTGTCGTTCAAGAGCGGCGTGCGGCTCGAAAGCGGTGATCGCACTTTTCAGTATCAGGACGAAACCAACGTCAAGGGCGAGCTGGTTGTGCCGACAGAAATCAAGATGTCGATCCCGCTCTACAATGGCGAAGAGCCAATCGAAATCCGGGCAAAGTTCCGGTTCCGGGTATCGCCGCAGGGTCTTGCGTTGGGCATCCGCTGGCATCGGGTCGAATACCTGCGTCAAGCGACGTTCCGTGAAATGGCAACGCTGGCTGCAGACGACACAAAGCTGCCTGTTTTCTTTGGGCGCAAGTAACCGCCGATGCCTCTTTCTGGCCCTTGGAAACAGGGGCCAGCGACGGACATCAGGAAGGACCAATCACATGGCCTCATACATCGCAAACACCGCCAGCCGCGAAACCGTAACACTGATGCTGTCAAAGGCAGAGGCCGACGCGTTGCGTAGATTGGCCGAGCTGGCTTGGGATGAAGGGCTAGGCGAGATGAACACCAGCACGCAATCAGCAGCACGCAGGGCGATGGATGCCGCCAGCGCCGCAACAAACCCCAGCGCACGCCGCGCCGGTTACTTCGACGTCTGAGCGAGAGGGGCCACCTGGTGGGAAACCAATCTAAGATCGAATGGACCGAGCGGACGTGGAACCCGATTGTTGGTTGCTCGCTTGCATCACCCGGTTGCACCAACTGCTACGCCATGCGGATGGCCTACCGGCTATCGAAGAACCCGGGCACACCGCAATACCATGGCACCGCCAAGATGGCGAACGGCAAACCAGTATTCACGGGCAAGCTTAACTTGGCGGAGAATGCTTTGCTCGAACCGCTAAGGCGCAAGGTCCCCACCACGTATTTCGTCAACAGCATGGGTGATCTGTTTCACGAGGATATGCCAGACGAGTGGATTGATCGCGTGTTTGCCGTTATGGCGCTTTGCCCCCAACACACATTCCAGGTGCTTACCAAGCGCGCAGATCGGATGCTGGAATATGTGTCCTGCCTGCCTGATTGCCTTGAGCCTTTCGCGTGGTCGCCAGAGCGCCTTGAGAAAGAGGCTAAAGCCATTGGAATGACCCTTGGCTGGGACCATGATGTAATGGCTAACCGCGCTTACGAAGCCATGCAGGATTGGCCCCTGCCAAATGTCTGGCTGGGCGTGTCGGTTGAAGACCAGCGCCGTGCGAATGAGCGCGTGCCGCAGCTGCTACAGACACCCGCCGCAATCCGCTTCATCAGCGCGGAGCCGCTGCTAGGTCCGGTTGACCTGAGAAAGTGGCTTTCAGGATGTTACGAGTGCGCCGAAACGTGCGGACATCGGGTCGCGCACTGCACCGACGAAGAACGGTGCAGTGATTGTGGAGCAGAAGTTGGCGCGCCGGGTAAACCGTTCAACGGCGAACACTGCCCGAATTGCGGCGGATATCTAGAAGCTGTTTGTGAACACTGTGGCAGCCACATGGTGTGCGATCATCCCGACACGCCCAACATTGATCAGGTCATCGTCGGCGGTGAAAGCGGCCCCAATGCCCGCCCCATGCATCCTGATTGGGCACGCAGCCTGCGGGATCAGTGCAAGGCAGCAGGCACCGCGTTTTTCTTCAAGCAATGGGGCGAGTGGGTTCCTTGGGAACCTAGAACCGAGCCCTTGTGGTCATCACAGAACCTGCGAACGGATGATCGCCACGTTCTTTTCCCAGCCGACTTTGACCTGTCATCGGATTGGGATGATGGGCTGGGTTTGCTGGAATACGGACACGTCGCATTTCAACGCGTCGGCAAGAAAGCCGCTGGCCGGGTGCTGGATGGCTGCGAATGGAATGAGATGCCAGAGAGGATAGCCGCATGACGATCTATCCCGAGCGCCCCGAGCCCTTCACGTGCGCAATCTGCCTGAAGCACTGCGAACAGGACAGATGGAAATATGCCCCAACGTATGACCGCCCGCCGGTCTGCTGGCGCTGTGAGCAGGATTTTGGCACCGGCCAATACGGCGATCTGAACCCGGATCGGCGCACCATCAAACAGATCAGCGCGCTGGCCGAGGTTCTTCGCTGCGATGCTTATCGGATCAGCATTGGGGAAGGGCCGCTCTATGGCTGAACGTGACTATGCATCAACGCCGGTTTCAGACGATCTAAACCTGAAAGACATCATCACAGGCCTGTCGCAAGACCTGCGCGATCTGCGCAGCGGCAAGATCAGCCCAGCCGAGGCACACGCCCGGGCGAATCTCGCAAAGCAAATCTGGAACGGCGCGCGCATCTATCTGCAGGCGATCAAGACGCTGCAGTCCAACGCAAAGCCTGTCGATCAAATCGAAGCAAAGGAAGAGCAATGATCGTAACCCAAGAATGGACCCATAGCCTGACCTGCATGCAGCAGACGGTTCTGTTGACGGCTGTGCGCGGCCCTGACGGTGTGGCCAAGTACCATCCCTGCAAATTCCTGATCCGCTGGTATCGGCGCTGCGTGCTGCTTGGCGCGCTGGACCACAATGTGTTCACGAACCCATACGATCCCCGAGGCGGATCATTCACCGGGCCAAGCTATGAATGGCCATCCGGCTTGGATCACGACTGGACTGAGAAAATGAATGCCGTGGTGGAACGCTACCTGCAAAGTCTGGATGAGCTGCCGCACCATTTTCAGCTGCACCTGATGCACGCCGCTGAAATCATCGGCTACAAACATCCGGACGCAGTCATCCGAAAATGGTGGCATTGGGTCTATCTGGAACTGGTCAAGGACATGCACCTTGCGCCAGAGACGGAAGCGGAACTGGATTACCGCCTTGGTGACAGTGAGGCGCAATGGCGCGCGACTAGCTCCGAGGCCACGCAATCATGACCGACCGCCCCATTCTATTCTCTGGCCCCATGATCCGCGCTCTTCTGGACGGGCGAAAGACTCAGACACGGCGGGTTCTGAAACCGCAGCCGCAAGACGGCTGGCACTCACCGCAGATTTCCAAAGCCTTGAGACTTGTCTCTTGGATATCGGGCGAAGGGTACGTTCAAGACTGCCGCGTTGCGGCGCACATAGGTGACCGTTTTTGGGTACGCGAACACTGGCGCGCATGGACTTTTTTGGATCATACAAAGCCGTCGCTTATGAAGCCTACAGAATTCGTTAAATACGAAGCTGATGGCCAGCAAAGCCATCCTGTTCATCCAAGGTTCGTTCCCGGTCGTCATCGCCAAGGGATGCACATGCCTCGCTGGGCCTCTCGCCTGACCCTGACAGTGACCGACTTACGTGTAGAGCGGTTGCAGGACATCAGCGAGGCGGATGCCGAGGCCGAGGGCGTCGGATCTGTCGAAAGCCACATGCCTGGCACCAAATCCGTTACCTGCGTCCAGTCATTCCAAAAGCTCTGGGACGGGCTCAACGCCAATCGAGGCTTTGGCTGGCAGGTCAATCCTTGGGTTGCCGCCTACACTTTCACCGTTCACCCCCAGAACAGCGACGCGGAGGCGGGATGATGCCGTTTCGCGTTTTGCAGGGTGACGTTTTAGACATGCTGGCAACGCTGCCAGACGATCACTTTGACTGCGTTGTTACTTCCCCACCTTATTGGGGTTTGCGCGACTACGGTGTTGAGGGGCAGATAGGTTTAGAGCCGACGCTTGCCGAACATCTTGACGTCATGGTTCGGGTTTTTGCTGAGGTTCACCGCGTTCTGAATCCCACGGGCACATGCTGGGTGAATTACGGGGATTGCTACGCGACCGCACCGAATGGACGCACCGCGGCAGATACCAAAGCAGCAGGCAATGATGACCGTACATTCAGGGATAAGCCTTTCTCAACTGTAGGCCCGATTTGCGCAGACGGTTCCCCATCCAGTACAACGCGGGGGCAGAATGGCAAAAACGCGAAAGGCCAAACCGGCAACAGCAAGCGCATCATGTCGGGCGGTTATCTTAAGCCCAAAGACTTAGTGATGGTGCCAAACCGCTTTGCCATTGCGATGCAAGAATGGGGCTGGTGGGTTAGATCTGAAATCATCTGGGCGAAACCCAACCCGATGCCAGAGTCGATCAAGGATCGTCCTGCAACGTCTCACGAAAAGATATTCATGTTCACCAAAGAGGGTCGGTATGATTACGACGCTCAGGCGGTGCGGACCGGACGGAAATCAGATGAAGATGCAAATGGTTTTCGTGGTGGATCATACGTAGGTGGCAAGCCGGGCGCTCGCACGGCAGTGGGGAACAAAAAGACCGACAAGCAGCGCGGTCATTCGCGCCGTCATGCTGGTTTCAATGACCACTGGGACGCCATGTCCAAGGAAGAACAGCAATCCAACGGCCGGAACCTGCGGAATTATGAACCCGCGCCGGTTCAAGTCTGGGAAATAGCAACACGCCCATTCAAAGAGGCTCACTTTGCGACGTTCCCGCCGGAACTGGTTGAACGCTGTCTAAAAGCAGGATGCCCCCAAGGCGGCAAGGTTCTTGATCCATTCGGCGGCGCAGGAACAACCGGGCTTGTTGCTGACCGTTTGCAGATGGACGCAACCCTGATCGAGTTGAACCCCGAGTACGCCGACATCGCCATTCGCCGGATTGAATCGGATCAAGGTGGATTGTTCCGCGAGCGAGAGGAAACGCCCCAGTTTCCCTTGGAGGCCGAATGAGCAACCTGGCCCTTTTTGCAATGCCCCCGGGTATCGCGCGCATGGGCCACGCGCGCAGCCCGGAGACAACATAGGCCCTGCAATAACGAGCGCGCCCGGGTGGATGGGCACCACGCTGAGGCAGAATAGAGGAGTTAAGCTAATGGACCCCGCTCTTGGAAGCATACTGGTAGTGGCAATTGCGCTGATCGCAGTTGGCGTAATAGTCGGAAGGTTGGGAAGATGACTGACATTCCGAAGTGCCGTGGTGTTAGTCGTGACGGCGAAAATCCTCGCGCGGCAGTCGTTTGGTTTGACCGTCATTTGACTCAAGACGATCTCAATACGCTGCAAGAAACCCTGAGCCGCCCCGACACCCGCGCCCAGATAGGCCGGGAGGTGGTGTCCAAGCCTCTCGTTTGGGAAGATTGCGACACTTACACATTCACAGCCTGGACCGAGATTGGAAGCTACAACATCGACCGAGACGGTGACGGTTGGTGGGCCTTCATGCACGAGTGCCACGGTGATGAATTTGAGGAAAGCATTGCGTATCCACACGTTGACGACAATGAAATCATTGAAACTCTCAAGGCCGAATGCCAGCGAGACTTGGACAAACGCGTCCAGAGTCTAGCTCTCACCCCCTCTCCCAGACGCGTGAAGCACATCAAGCGCGGATCGATCTATCAGATTGTGGCAGAAGGGATGATCCAAACAGATCGCCCGCTCAAGGATTATGACAGCGTGACCGTCTACCGCGACGAGTACAGCGAGATGGTGTGGATACGACCAATTGATGAGTTTGAGGACCCGTCTCGGTTCGAAGAATTACCCGCTACCCTCACATCCAAACCCGAACCGACCGTATCGCATGAGTCTCAAAAGATAGCGATGCCTGACTACGGTCCAACGGATTCCAGAGTTTCAACTGTGGTTACTCTTGCGCCGGTGAACGGGGAACCAGCGAAGTTAGAGGTCTGCAGTTGTACTAAACCCAGCGACGCACATTACTGTTTACTACATGTCGAGATAGACGGGCAGCGCACGACATTTGATCCACACCTTGTAACTAAAGCCATTCAGGCAGCACTGACGGCAACCTCCAAAAAGTACGACTAAGGTACGACATCCGAAATCGATAGACTCTAATAATCTGATTTTATTTCATTTAATTTACCATAGGTCCAATCCATCATCGGCGCAACCGACAGCCGCGCGCTTTTGCGGATTTCTGAAAACGTGTGGTCCGGCATGTCTCAACTAAACCTTCAGAATGCAGCTTGTGGCACGTGTTGTGCCAGCCCTGAGACCCTATTCGGCAAACCGTCCAAGTCCGGGGAAATGGTACCGCCTCCCTGGCTTGAACAGGGGACCTCTGGATCCACAATCCAGCGCTCTAACCAACTGAGCTAAGGCGGCACTCGTGAAGGGCGATTTAGCGAACCGGTGCGGGGAATGCAAGAGGATTAAAGCTGAATTCGCCAGCTTTGTTCCACCAGATCGACGCCAAAAGAATGCACCGGCTTGCTGCCTGTCAATTGCCAGCCAAAGGCACGATACAGGCCACATGCAGCAGCATGGCTTTCATGGGTCCAAAGCACCATCTCACGGTATCCGGCTTGTCGCGCAAAACCCATGCAGGTGGTTAACAAACGCTTCCCAAGGCCCCGCCCCCGCGCCTCTGGCAGCAACAGGAAAAGACGCAGTTTGGCTGTGTGTTCGCTTTGTGTGACGCAGAATATACTGCCCAGGCGTTGGCCTGCGCATTCGGCAATCCATCCGCATTCGCGCGCAGGATCATGGCAGGCGACGAAACCGGCAAGAATACGGGCTACCAAAGGGGCAAAGCTGTCATCGAAACCCTCATCGCGGGCATAAAGGATCCCGTGTTGTTCCACCAACCAGGGGGTATCATCAGCGCGAAAAGGTCTGAGCGTAATGTCCTGCATACCCTATCTGACCCGATAGGCCGCTTGATTCTCAACCCTTCGCACGTTAGCACCAAGGCGCATTTCCCGGAGGCGTAA